TTGGCGGATAGGACTTGCCCACCCGCGTGACCGCCGTGGGTTTGTCCGGCTGCCAGTACTTGATAATGTTGTCCGGATTGTCGGGGTTTTGACCTCGCGTGATCGCGGATAACCGAGCGCAGAACTCATCTTCGCTTATGTATCGCTTCATGCTACTGCCTCCTCCGGTGCCGGCGCGGTTTTCCACAAACCCCAGTTACCGCCGCGCTCTGCGCGACCCCAACAAGCGCCGACCACGGGAAACATTCTGTTCATGTACTCCGTGGCTCGCTGTTCGTTGTCGTAGGCGAACTCGTCATTGCCCGATGGAATGCGAGCGCCGTGTTGATTGGCGAACATGACGATGCGGGCGGGCGCGTAAACGCCACGCGAGCTATCGACATAGCAGCCAACATTTCCTAATGTGTATGTACTCATTTTCTCTTTCTTATTGTGGGCGATTTTGCGGGCCACCCTTACCCGGCTCGCTTCAACCTGAAGCGAGAGAAGAACGCCTGCCCTTGCGAACAGGCGCTCATGACTCTTACTTCACCTCTTTGCTCGTCAGATTGCCAGCGGCGCGGATTACGCTGCCGCTATTTTGTCGAGGCCACTCACTCCGAGCGTGGTGATCGTTGAGATTGTCACCATGCCTCGATTGTAAGATCGGCGATTGTCCGTGAACATGCCGACCTCAATGTCATTGATTGCTTTCCAGACTTTCCTTCGCTCTTCAAGCGAGAGAACCAACTTGTTACTTTTCTTATTCTTCATGTTTTCATTTTCTAACTTTGCGCCACAATCCGTGGCGCGGGGTTTGGTCAGTCATCATCAGGCACGCATTGACCATGCGCGTGCGACGCCCTCACGGGCGTTTCGACTCCTTGCTAGCGGGCTGAGTAGGCTTGTTCACTCGTGCGTCGTCTGTGCGACAATTGGTTTTGAGTTGGAAGCGATACCAAATCTGCGTGCGTGCTGCTCCCGCGCTCGACCATGCAACGTGGCGAAGGTCGGTTGGATCGGGAAGAGGCGATACGGAGAAAGGTCGGCTCAGCGCGTGCGCGCTATGCGAACTACGATCTAATCCAAAGCCGTGATGGCATCACGGAATCGGATTTTTTCGTTTTGACGATCGGAAACTTCGGAAGATTCTATTAGATTCTCTTTTTCACCTTTCCGCGGTTGGTTCGACTTACTGGCGCGCCTTTCGGGGCTTTCGGTCGTTAGTATCAGGCGGAGTTTCTTAAGGCTACTATGGATCGAATTTTCTCGTATATCGTTTTTATTTAATATACGAATAATGTAATCGATCTTTTGGATAAGTCAAATCTTATCAAATGAGTAAACCCGCTAGATTCGTGTTTAATATTACATAGGGTGCCTAGCGGAATCCCGCTCTGGCGTGAACCCGCTAGGAATCGTCCTGAGTGCGGGGAGTGGGTGTCGGACGCACCTTCGTCGTCAGGACGATTCTAGCGCGATCCTGGACGCGCCGCGCTAGGGTCTAATCGGCGACCATGAGCCGGATTCCCGGTGCCAGCGGCGCGGATAGGGTTTATTGGTTGAGCACGACAATGGACTGGACCGGATGAATCTCGCACGCCGTGCCGCGCCAGATGAAGGTGGCGTCCGGCTTGGCGGTCAGGCTCGCTTCGTCGGCGTGGACCTGATCGAAGAACAACCAGCCGGTAACGGTGACTTGCTTGCCCATGATCTCGTCATGCAGCTTGTCGGTGCTGCCGAGACCGAACGCCTTGCGCGAGCGCGGCGTGACCTCGACAATCACCCACTTTGATTTTGGATCATCCTGGTTAACGGCCAGCGCAATGTGCGTGTCCTGTTCGTCAGCTTCGGTGGCGTGGCAGTTGGCGGTTTCTTCGCCGCCGCGCTTCACCTCCACGACGTAACCGGTGATCGACGCGGCCAAGGCGGGGTCGCAGGCGTTTTCGTTGGTCAAAATGTCGTCGAGCGTAATGGTCGGGACCACGCTCCCGCGCGAGTCCGCGTCACGGTTCTTGAACACGTTCTGCGCCTTGTCGTCCGCTTGCTTGGCGTCGCCCTCGGGCGGACAATCAGCGTAAGCGAACGCGGCGAGGAACAGGGACAGGCCGAGGCTTAGGAATAGCCAGAGCGTTCTCAAGTCTGGCGATAACCCTCCGTGTCCGCTTGGTTAGCGGCTTGCGCCATCCCATGACTTTGGCCTTGATATTCACGCTGCATCACAAGACCAATCATGGCTGACCAGCGTTCAACTGTCAACAGACCCTTGGATGATTTCATCCAAGGGTTACTGCGCTCAAGGGTTACTGCGCTCGCCAATATATCTTCGATCCTGCCCGCAGGATTGCCGTGCCGGACTACCATGTTCTAAAGTTGAACCTTGCACCTGCCCTGATGGTGGCCGTGCCTGATGTCGTCTTGGCCTGACCGATTCCAACCACAGTTGTAGGGCCGATGCCTGTGATGCCAAATATATGCACAAATTGGTCGGGTGAAGTCACGGTGGCAAAATTGCCTATGCCTGTATCGCTAGTGTAGTTCCCGGTAATAACTGCCGTGCCGCCGGTGGTCCCGCCAGTTGCAACCTGACCTGGTATGTTAAACCCGCCAGTTATTAGCGATACTGACATTCCCGCTGTTGTGCTGGAAGTGACAGGCAGCCAGCCTTCCCACAGCAAAGTTTCCGTTACACCAGGGGTTGAGTTAAAACCTGAGCAAGCGGTTAGAGCCGTTGAAGCGTTTGTGCAGTCAGAGCTAAGGACGAAGGTGCTCCCCCATCCATTAGTTAGCGCTGTCGTCTGTTTGCGTATGTGAACCTTGGAACCGGCGCGGACAATGGCCGTACCGCTAGTGACCTTCAGGACGTTGACTCGCAAAAGCGTCGCGCTCGCGCCGGACTTAAACTCACCGACAATATGCGTCATGGTATCGCCGGTTGAGTAGGTGGACTGAACGCCGATATTGGTTGAAAGGGCCTGAACGTGGGCGAGGGATGCGGCTTGGGCCGTCGTGCCGTGGTTTGAGACTGCTGCGATGGTGCTGGTGGCGTCGTCAGAGTCGATTGTGAGATTCAGGCCAGCCGTTGTGCTGGAGTTAAGCTCCAGCCACATGTCGAACTCATACTTGGTGCTGGCCAAAACAGTGGTGTTCAGGCCGGTCACGTTAGTTGCCGTGGTCGCGGCGGTCGAGAAATCGCTTCCGAGCTTTGTCGTTGTCCACGGGCCGGTCACGGCCGCGGCCGGATTCTTTATGCCCTTGGTCATTAGCCCTGCGTCAGACGAAAGCGCGAACGCGAGCAGAAGTGGAAGCAGCCGTTTCATTGGACGCGGAAAAACATGATTGAACCGGCCTTTAGGGATGCTGTTCCTCCAGTTGTGGACTTAAAGTTTATCCCGACATAGGTCGCGCCGGTGCCGGTAGCGATCTTCGCAATGACGTGAACCACTGAATCGCCCGAAGCCGATCCGCAGCAGCTGGTCGTAGGCGTAGTTCCAGCAACGTTAAACCCGTAGGCTACGGCCGTTGTGTCAGCTAGCGTCGCTTCCCATACCGATTGAATCGACGGTCCAGTACCATCGGTAATGAGTCCCATGGTCGTGGCTGTGTTGACCGTGCTGCTATACCAAATCCAGCCCTCAAACTCATAGGTCGTGCTCGCGCTAACAGGCACATGCCAGCCGCTATCGACAACGGTTGTCGATGTCGTGCTTGCGTCCGAAGCAAGCCTGTTGGTGCTCCAAGTTGCGTTGCCCGCGAGCTGGGCGTGAACGCTAAGTGCGAGCGCGCACCAAAGAACTGCCGCCAGTTTTCTCACTGATAGAATAGATTGATGATCACATCATTGGCCGCAACAGCAGTCGTGTCCGCGTCAGCTGCTCCGCCAGTGATGGCGATTCCGATGCCGGTAGCGAAAGCGATTCCAACGCCAGAGGGATTCTGGACTGCTCCGTCGGTGGGTGGAAGTGGGAAGGTCAAGACTGGGACATCGGTGCCGACCGTTGGCGCCGTCGCCTTGTTGTAGAGCTTAACGTATTTGATCGAGGCCGAAGTGTTGAATAGATACCAGCCGTAAAGCTGGCCCGCGCTGGCCTTAATGTTGTTGCTGTTAGTCGTAGCGGCTGAGAGAAGCCGGTAGATCGTCGCGCCGCCACTGGTCGTCGGAGCCTCATTCGCTTTGACCAGCCACGGCGTTGTGTTAGCGACGTTGCCAGGATTGGCCGTGACCGTTCCTGAAACCGGCTGTGTGGTCGCGCTCGCATCAGTTCGCACGGCACCGGCTGTAGTGAGCGAGATCGGTGAAGTCTGCGCAGTAGTATATGTAGGAGCTGCGGTTGTGACCGCGCCCAACTGAAGCACGCCTTTCTGACCGCTCGTCGTTGAGCCTTGCGCGAGCGAAATCGCGTTTACGCTTGAGTCGAGTGCCAGCGTTCCAGCCGAGCCGATGTTAGCCGTTACCGTCCCGCTTACGGGCTGAGTTGCCTGCCAGAATGTTCCACTGACGGGCTGAGTCGTGGCTGATGCATCAGTCCGAAGCGCGCCCGCCGTGGTCAATGAAAGCGGGTTGGTCTGCGCAGTCGTGTAGCTCGGCGCGGCGGTTGTTACTGCACCCTGAATCAGCGGGCCTTTCTCACCGCTGGTCGTGGACGCTTGCGACTGAATCACGCCATTAACCGATGTGTCCAAGGCAAGCGAGCCGCTTGTCCCGATGTTAGCGGTTACAGTGCCGCCGACCGTAAATGTGCCAGTTCCGGCATTGGCGGTCACAGTCCCGCTAACCGGCTGCGTGGCTTGCCAGAACGTGCCGCTTACGGGTTGGGTTACGCCACTACCGTCCACCCGCAGACCGCCACTAGTATTAAGCGAAAAGGCGTTGACCTGGCCCGTGGTATAAGTCGGTGCGGCGGTCGTAACCGAACCGAACTCAAGCTGGCCTTTGGTGCTACCAAGGGCTGTTCCCTGCGCGACCAATAACCCCTGAACGCTGGTATCGAGCGCAAGGCCGTTGGTCGTGCCGATGTTGGCTGTGACCGTGCCACCGATGGTAAACGTGCCGCTGCCCGCGTTGGCCGTGACTGTGCCTGACACCGGTTGGGTTGCTTGCCAGAAAGTTCCGCTGACCGCTTGCGTGCCACTCGGGATGTTGCGCGTGACAAGCCCGTATTCTGTGCCCGCCGGAGCTGCGTTCAACTCTATTGCACGGTGCAGGGCCGGTGTCGCGGCCGTATCATAACCGCCGATCACTTCTGGGTTCACCGCCGTGGTCGATCCGTCGGCCTGCAAACCTTGCACCTTCGGATCACCCGGCACGTAAGATGACGATGCCGCAACCCAGATCGGAATCTGTCCATCAGCCGATGGCGCAGTCGTGGAGAAATCGCTCAGGTCGGTCGATGCCGCTTGCGCGGTCGAGACTGTTCCGGCGTCAGCAATCGCGCTAAGGAACTTGTGAGTGACGGACGCTTGCGTCTGGACGCCGTGATTGACCGTTCCCGCGTCGTTCTTGGCCGCGATGTTCTTGGACGTTGAATCGACATAGACCTTAGTTGCGCCCGCGCTCGGCGTCGCCGGTGCGGCTTCATTGGTAAATAGGCCATCGGTCAGATTGAAATCGCTCGCCGCCAGCGTCAGGATCGTCCCGTTGGTGGTTGCGCCGACTATGCCGCCGAACGAGCCGGAATTGTTGTACTGCACCTGCGTGTTGCTGCCACCAGGCGCGCCGCCGCCGCCGCTCGGCGTCACCCATTGCGTATTGTAATTGGTTGCGTCGATCTTGGCCAATACCTGATTGGCCGTTCCACCGGCCGGAACTCCAGCGCCACCTGGAGGTGCAACCCATGTCCCGTCTTCGCGCAGAAACTTTGTCGTGCCGAGCGTTGCGCCAGGATCAGGGACGAGACCGGCGTTATGCGTCCCGCCTTCGGCAACCAGCGTGGTGTCCCAGTAATCGGTTTTCGCCGTGGCAATGACGAGCGCGTTCGCGCCTGAACGCTTGACCATGCCGACTGCCGACAGTCCCGTAATCTGATCGAGTGTGAGCGTGCCGCCGAGCGCGGTTGAAGTTCCGGCAAGCGTCATCGTGGAATTGGCGAGCGCGGCGTTCGGGACGGCTTCATACGTCGCCGTGTTTGATCCCGTAATGACTGGAACGGTGTTGGTCGCGGGGCTGGTCCCGTAGGCGACGCCGTTTACTTTTCCGGTCGTGGTTGCAAGCGAACCGGCAGTCGTCGTGGTGTCGCCGGTGAGCGCGGGGAACTGGCCTGCGGCCAGCGTGCCAGTCAATCTCGCAGCCGGGACGGTCCCAACAGTCATGTTGCCGGTGATGTCAATCGTGAACACGCTCGATCCGGCTGCGTTATCCGCGTCGATGAAGTTGCCGGTCGGCGAGGTGTCAGTGAATCGCTTGAGCTGGATGCCGGTGGTTGCGTTCGCGCCTAAAACTTCGCTGAATAATCCAACCGTGGCGGGTGCGGCTATGTTGAGGCCGATTGACCCCATCTGTCGCTTATCCGTAGTTGCCCCGATAGTGTAGGTTGAGCCGAGACTCATCGCGCCTGGAACGGTCTCACCTGTGCTCGTTCCGGCGTTGAGCGTGATTGAAGAATTGACCAAGTTCGCGTTGGTCACTTGCGCTGAACCAATCGTAGTCGCGATTGATGTCGTGCCGCTACCCGTGACCGGGCCGGTCAGCGTGATTGTCTGGTTGCCGGTCAGGTAAGTGCTAGTGTCGATGCTCAACGTGCCGACGCCGCCGCTAGTCTTGACAAACCCGTTGCTGGTCAGGTTCGGCAGCGCGGCGATGGTCGGCGTCGTGATCGTCGGCGAAGTCGCGAGCACCGCATTGCCGGTTCCGGTCGTGGCCACGCCTTGAATGGTGGTCGCGCCGGTCCATTGCGCCATCTGAAGATTGACCGGCGTGCCGACATTGGAAACGTTGCCGCCACCGGCCGGAACAGACCACGTTGCGTCCTCGCGCAGGAACTTCGTTGTTCCGGCGGTCGTGCTCGGCGCGGGCGCCAGCCCATGCGCGGCGCTTGCGCCGCTAGCCACCATGTCGTTCCCGACAGCGGCATAGGTCGGCAAGGTCGGCAGATTAGCGACCGCAACAGGCGTAGCAAGATTGATTGTGCCGGTGCTGGTAATCGGGCTAACACTGAAACTCATGCCCGTTCCCTGAGTGATGCTGCTCACACCGCCAGTTGAGGAAATGGTTATGCCGTTGCTGGCAGGCGAAAGCGTAACGCCGCTTCCCTGCAACAGCGCGGGAGCGGTAAAGTAATTCGTCCCGTCAGTGAATACCCGTATGAACTGATACTGATTGAGCGTGATCGAGCTTGTCCCGCCATTGATCTGCGCCGTGCCGCGAGCGATTGTTAGCGCAGTCGAGTTTAGATTCTCAATCCATACTGCCCAGCTTGGCCCTTGCGATGGCGGTAGCGTAGCCGTGCATGAGGCGCAGTTCATCGTAACCAGCTTGTTGTTGTCCGTTCCGGTTAAGGTATAACTGGCTGTCTGCGCGTTTACCGCCGTTGACGGTGGCGGTTTGGTTGGACCCTGTGCCTGCGCCAGCGACGACGCCAACAATAAACAAAGGATACCCTTGGACGTTTTCATCCAAGGGTATCTGAATAGGAATTTTCTCATCGTATGAATCCTGCCGCTTCTAGATACCACGCTGCGCCTGTGTAAGTAAAGTAAGCCCACTCAATGGTGGCCGTGCCGTCATTCTGATAATCCAGCAGCAATGTTCCGGCGGTCGTGTCATCAAAAACCTGAATCCTTGGATTTATGCTCGCGGCAAAGTCGAAATGCAAAGACATTGAATCGCCAGCGTTTCGCCCTGCGCGCAGGCAGCAGAAGGTCGCAGTGTAAGCGCCCGTGCCTGCGTTTGCGGTTATCCTGGCATGGTGATCGGAAGTAGTGGCTGTTGAATTGGTGTTACCAGCCGCCGCAACCGTAACCGCCTGATAACTATTGCCAGCCGTCGCGCCACCGCCTGCGCCACTGGCAGCGATGGCTTGCGCCAATACCGACATGAACCGGCTGAGGATCTCGGCCGTCTGCACGTCGCCCGCATGAAACACGGGGAAATAGTTAGTCGTGCCGCCTACGGTGCAGGTCACGAAGTCGATGTGAATGGTGTAAGCGAGTCCGGCATGAGCGCCGGACGTTAGCGACGGCTCGTTGATGTTACCGACTACGGTCAGCTCCCAAAACCCGCTGCTGCTCGATGTCGGCGCGGTTAGCGTGGCGATCTGATAGATGTTCGGGGTCGGAGTCGGGCTAAAGACGAGTGAGAACCAGTTGCCTACGACCGCGTTCGCCCAATTAGCGTTGGCGTCACCGATGACTCTAGCCGTTCCATTTGTAACAGTGACCGTACCGGCCTGCAGCTGAGCCATTTTTTACCTTTGCGCTTTCTACGTTGCTTTCATTGCGTTGTCCACCGTCTTATGGCGGCAAATGCCCGCCACCGCCACCACTTCCACCACCGCCCGTTCCGCCACTCGTGTCTTTTTGGTTGATGAAAGTCGAGTGCGGCGAATCAGCGTTGCCAGTGCTTGTAGCCCAGTACTCAATCGAGTCGAGGTTAGCCAGCGAAATCGGCGCGGTATAACTAGTTGTCACGCCTCCGTTCTTCTTGTAATAGATCGCCGCGCCTGATGTCGCATCGGTTAGCGTAACCGAAATCGTAGAGCCAAGCGTGCCGGTATAGGAAAGAACTGGAGTGGCTGTTGTGCCGCCGCCAACACCCGTAGAGCCGGTTAGCGTGTAAATGTATTGCGCAGTCTTGGTCGGAACATTGTTCGTATCGACGGCACGGACATTAAGGATGGTTGAACCAAAGACGGAAAGCTGCGTTGGAGTGCCAGTAATCGAAGGCCACTGAGGCGAAGTTGATTGAACCGGCGTCCCGTCAGTCGTGTAATAGGCTGTCTTGCCGGTTGGAATGGTGATACCGACCGATAGGCCGAGCGTGACCGTAATGCCTGCGCCATTCGCCGTTGCCTGCTGGCTCATTGTAACGTGGCTGGAATCGGTAAACGCGGTAATGAAAGTATTAAGCGGTATGCTTCCGCCTGTTACCGCCTGACCAACCATCGCTGACGTGAACGCTCCGGATGAAACCAGCGTCGCGGAGTTAATCGTAGTGCTGCATCCCGCTACGGTTGTGATAGAGAACGTCTGTGAGCCAGGATTGCATGACGGCGGCGAATCGGTTGGAATCATCATCGGCGTCGTAACGGTCTGCTTCGCGCTCAGATTCAGCGAGGCGACCGTTGTGTGAAAGAAGTCGAGGAACGCTATCCAGTAATACATGGTCGTGCCTTGCGCCTGCGGCACGTTCACCACCAAGTCTGGCCCGTTGTAAACTGGCGTATCGGCATCAGTCACGACATGCGCAGGATCGCTTGAAACCCAAATCCGCATCCCTGCGAAATCCGGCAGCTTAGGGTTCTGACACTGGAAATTGACTGAGACGTAGCTCGCCGTGACTCCAAGAATGACCGGGACCGGCGGCGCGGGATTGCTAACGTCAATGATGTCTGGAAGCGAAACATTGTTGTAGGAATCGACTACCGCCACGCGCAGCTCAAACGTGTCCAGCGCAAGCGACCCGATGCCGTACTGCGAGACCATGGCCGTCACGTTCTTCTGCATCGTAAACGTGAACTCTGGGATGCTGACCAGTTCGCGGTAGATCATGACCGCAGTCGAGCCGGTTCCTTTCCAGACCGTGCATTCATAGGATGAAAAGAACGGGTCCTGCTGAGTGCCCGGTAACGGCGCGTCATTAATGTCTACCGCAGCCGTGTCCGAGTTGATTCGCCAACTGAATACGGCATCGGCCTGAATGAAGACCATGTTGTTGCCTTGGTTTTTCAACTCCAAGCCGCTCACCCGCATGAGCGAGAGATAGTTCCCGTCATAGACGTAGAAGCTGGTCTTTGTTGGCGCGCTGATGTTGTTGAACAGGTTTCGCGCAACGATTGAGATGTCGTAGTTACCGGACTGGTTCGCCGGAACGATGCACGCGGTCGATTGATTGTCCGGCATCGTTACCCAGTTGCCGTTCTCATGCCGGTACTGGACGGTGTAGTACTTGACCTGTGATGGACTCGCGACCCATGAAACATGCAGGGCGCGGGTGATGCCAGCGGGCAGGCTCGTTGCCACTTCCTGCACCGTGATCAAGCCTGGTGGCTGGATATTGAACGGATCGGGGAGCGCGCTGGTTGGAGTCGTCTCAAGTGAGAAGTTTTCCAGATCGCCATACATCAGGTCGCTGTATTGCAGGGCGAAAATCTCGACCTCGGTTTTGCTCATTACCTTCATTGAAATGATGCGGAATTTCTGCGGCGCGAGCGCATCAGATGAAATTTGCCAGAGCGTCATCGGGTCAGGCGCGGACGCGAGCGCGGTGACCGCAATCTGATTGGTCGTGCCTGGGGCGTTCAGCACCGTGACCGTCAGCATCGTTCCATCGATCTGATAGAATGAGATGTAATAGGTGTGACCGGCCGCAAGCGTGACGTTGCGGTCGAGCGTAAGCAGGGTGGTTGTCGGTGTTCCTTTGAATCGCCCCTGCCAGTTACTCCCGCTCCGGAACGGGTCCATGATGTTGATGACATCGCCCGGCAGACAGTAGAATCCTTCCTGACCTGTCTTGAACGTGACGGTATCGGTCAGCAGCCGTTCAGCCGCCAGCGCCCATAACCCCGCCCGATGCGCCTGACCGCGTGATGCCGTGGCAAAGCTTGTGAACCCGAGCGTTTGAATACCAAACTGAGCAATTAGGTTCGGGTCGCCCTCAACATACTCGGGAACGAGTTTGCCGAGCTGAGTCGGGTCATTGTAAGAAACGTGCGCGACGGTGTGCCGCGCCTTGCGCGATGTGCCGGAATAAACGAATTGACCGCCGAACACGTTCGCTGGACTGAACATCCATTTCGCGTTGACTTGCTTATCCTGCGTTGGAACGAGCAGGCCGTTGGAATAGAACACCGCGCCGCGGAAACAGCTCGCTAGATCGGATAGAACCTGCATCGCGTCGGCCTGCACCTGAAGATAGACGTTGCAAGTGAAGCGCGGCTCCTGACCGCCCATGCCATCGCTGACCAGCTGATCGCAGTACTGGCCGATGGCGTAAAGCGAATAGATGTCGATGGCTGACTGGCTAATCCACTGGCCTAATCCCCATCGCGTATTGGTTGCGATTGCGAACCAGCACCAAGCCGGATTGTTTGACCAAGCGATCTTGAATGTGCCGTCCCATGCGCCGCTCGGACCGACCCCAGGATGACCGGGAACGGTATCGTAAGTGCGCGCAATCGGGTCGTAGTTGGTTGGAACCTGAATCTTGACGCCATTAACGTGATAGGTGCGGGTCGGGACGGATGAGAACTGTTCCGCATCCATCTTGATACCAACCACGGCTGAATTGGTGTAGCGCAGCTTGCCGTAGGTGACTTCGGTAAATGAATCAATGAAGGTATCGTTTGCCAGCGCCTGAGAGTTGGTGTCCGGCGTAATGCGCGTGATGCGGATGTCCCACGGCGGAGCGAGACCGCCCAGCTCTATCTTGTAAGTGCGGATATACGGGTTGGCGCACTTGCCCGAGATCGTGTCGTCAATCGTCATGACGTAACCGCCACCGGCTGACTGGACTTCAAAAGTCAGCTCGACCGATGTGCCGTGAATGTCGCCGGTCTTTTTGTCCTGCTTTTCCATGCGCGGGAAACGGATGTCGAACCGGAGCGCATCAATCGAACCATCGGTGAACGTGTGGTTCCACGGAAAAGCGTACTTGATCTGAACGCCGGACGCCGTCGTGATTTCCTCGGCATCGAAACCGGGCAGATAATCCTGCGTGGGCAAGCCGGGCAGGAAATAGAAGTCGAAGTTCTGGAAGTTGAGGGCGCCAGCTATCCCAACAATGTCGGGGTTATGCGACTCAAAGGCAGCCTGCGACATCGTGATCGAGGTTGATGAATTGACTACGCTGATCTTGGTTGAGCTGGACTGTGCCGGAACCTGCGGGATGCCCGCGCCGGTTAGCCATTTGCCAACATCAGCGCTGGTGAAATTGCCCGTAGCCGATGTCAGTGTGGTTGAGCCTTGCGTCACAACCGCGTCGTTCAGGACTCTGCCACCAACATTCTCTACCGGAGTGCCATCGAGATAGATGTCCCGCAATGGTCGGTCGGAGTGAACGAACCCGCCAAACTCACCTTCGCCCAATAGATCAATGATGTGCGCGTAAGATCGTGAGCGAAGCGAGTCGGGGTCTTCCTTGGCCGATAAACCGCCGCCACCACCGCCTTTGCCGCCGCCACCCGCACCGATCAGTCTCCTTGGCCTTGTCGCAATCATTAGTTGCTGAATCGTTGTGATGCTAGCGGCTGCGCCTGATTGGTTGGGCTGCTTGAGTTAAGCGAACCGGGATTACCAGTGTTTCCGGAAGTAATGTCCTCGGCAAAAATCCCGACACTTACTACCGCGCTGCCGATATACGGCTGGCCCAATGCAACCGGCACGGGTAAACCTTGGTCAATGGTATTGACCGCGTTGGTGAAGATGTAACTCGGCTTGTTCTTTCTCGCCGCGCCTGTCCCGGTGCCAGGCTTTCCGGTTAACATGGAAGCAACACCGCCTAAAGCCAGCGCGAGGCCAAGCAGCGCAATCTGCGCACCCCAGTACGATGTCAGGCCGAAAGTGAACGCGCCGACCGCAATCAGCGCGACACCGGCAATCAGCTCAATGATTCCCTTGGTTGAAACCGCGCCCTCAAGAACCGGCGTAATCTCGATGATCTGATTGGCCACGCATGTGTCCAGCTCGTTCTCGCCAATGGTTCGCTCATCCTTCTGAACATGAAACTTGAAGTCGCGCAGGTCATCAATAATGTATCGCTTGAAGCCGGGACGGAAAATGTCAATGGCGTGAACAGCGTGCCGGACTGTTTGCACGCCCTGAAACTCCCATCGTTTGCCGAACTTTTTACCAAGTCGCCCATAAAGAAGAATTGTCGTCATAAGGTGGTCATAAGAATTTGCTGTGCCGGATGATAGCATAAGTGTTCATCGCATAAAATCCTCGCCGTTCCACATACGGCTCAATCCGGCTCAGGCTATCCGGCGGGTGATGAATCATCAGGCCGTCACCGAGATAGACCGCGCAATGGTTCGGGACCGGCGAACGCAGCTGCATCAGGATTCCATCCCATTTCTTCAAGCCATCAAACACGCGCTTGAATCCGTGATTCGGGAAATGCTTTAGGAACAGGCTTTGGCCTTTCAGCCACCAGTCATCTTCGCGATCAAAGTCGGGCAAATCTATGGCCGGTTCCGGCCGCGTGGCGAGCTGATCCTTGAACAGCGTGTAACAATCCAGCACGCCCTGAACGAATGGCCGACCGATCAGCGCCGATTCATACCCGCACGGCGCGTAGAACCCGAATTCCTCGGTCGGTATGCAGACGATGAAGCACGGCAGATCATTCTTCTCCGCGTCCACCTTGTCGGCCTCACTCGGGACCGGTGGCTGATTGCAGTGACTATGGTAGCTGGCAATAATCTCGCCATGCTTCTCAGCAGACCGGAGATCCTCATCGTGCATCCGGTAATTGCGGTGCGGCGTCGATGAAGTGTTTCGGCAAGCAATGACCGCCTGACGTTTGCCGGTCTTAATGATGACCCCGCAACATTCATTCGGGAACGCCATGTGAGCGTGCTCAATAATCTCAAGCCGTGACCGGCCGGCAATGTCTTCTATGTTCATCTGGAACCCTTGGATGGTTTCATCCAAGGGTCTATGCTCCCGGTGGAACTTTCATTGCGCCTGGAAACGCCGAAGTCGGCAAGGGATTGGACGGCCCGAAGTGTAGTTTGCAGCCGTTCGCCAGCAGTTTCACGCAGGTGTCAGCCGCCCATTTTGTCGGGTCGGTAAGCAAACCCGTATTGCTGGCAACCTTTGAAACCCAGTAAATCCGCGCTCCGTTGGTCGCCACGGTATAGACCGAATCCCACAGGGCGTAAGTGGTGGCTGAATTATAAAGCCCGCGATCATTCAGCCGGTTAATCGTGAATGGAACGGTTGTGCCGGGTGTAAGCGCGAGATCGGAAAGCGTGGCTACGCCAGCGGCAACCGACAGAATGGTCGTTCCCATCTTGAACGCCGCGGCGTTGCTAAGGACAAGGCCGACATCGCTCGCAACGAAGGCGGCCGTGACCGATGAGATTGTGCTTCCGTCCGCACTGATTACGCCATTTGTAAAGTTCGGCCCGAAAAAGTTGAGATACTTGTCTGCAATCGGCTTGCCCGTATAACCGCAGTCCGGTCCACGGAAATACCATGAGCAATAGGCTGAGATGATCTGGCGGTGCGGCAGCTGGACGCCTTCAACATCAATCCATGTGGCAAGCTCAAACTGAACCTGCACGTTTGTTTCAAGCGAGCGTCGGGAGACATAGAATTTGTCCGGCACATATTCCTCGTTCGGGTTCGGCGTTGCGCCGGTATCTAGGAACTGCGCGAATACCCGTTTCCGAATGACTGGACAACCCACGAAATCGCCGTATTGCCGGAGCAATGACGTGACCGAACTCCCATAATTGGACACGCTAATTCGCGGCTGCGGCTGCGCTTTATCCTGCGTGTATTCAAATCCTTCAGAAGTGATCGGCCACGGCTGATAGGTGTTGCCTTGGAACAGGATTGTGCCAACGCCGGTTACGGTCGAGTTATGGTAATAGAGAACTGGTCCACCCTGAGTCGTGAGGTCGATCTGAAAGAGCTCGACCAGGACGCCAGGCTCAAGCAGGTTTTGCTGGCGATGAGTTGCGGGATTGCTCATACCGGCGGCACTTCGATGAACTCAACGTTGAGAGACATCGTTGCACCACCCGTATGCGTCCAGTCAATGTTCTGACAAATGTAAACCCGTGGCGTTGCGCTCGGAGTCGGCGGCGTCCAGTTGAATTTCTTGTAACCGGCCTCGTTTCGCACAAAATCGGCAATGGCCTGCGCTTCAGTTAGGCCGACCGGATTAAAGACCAGCTGCCATACTTCCAGAATGTTATTGATGCCGTCAGCCGCGTCCTGCCGGTAGCCGTCGCCGTACTGCGCGGTTAGGACGCGCGGTTTCAAAATGCCGCGTGTCGTCCAAGTCGGCGTATAGGTGAATGTGTCCATTAGGCTGCGGCAGGGTTGCGCTGGTCGCGGTTCTGATAAAGCTGTTTCCCGAACCGTCGGTTATCGGCAATCTTCTTGTCCACCATTGCGCTGACGAACCGCGCCATGTCCGTTGCTTCGCGGTCGCCCATTCCGCTCACTGAGCTGCGGCCCGCGCCGTCCTTATACTCAACGTGAACCGTTATCTGATTAGTAATAGTCTGGCTGGAAGTGTTGCTGATGTTCGACGCCGGTGTGACCTGTTCGCCCGCGTGCAGGAACGCGAGGCCGGTCTGAGGCATAACGCCGCCCTGCTGAAATGACGGAATGACGCCACCCGCATGAACTATGTTGACGCGAAATGGTTCTACCGATAATCCGCCGGCACCGACCGGCAAAAAGCCTTGTGAGCCGCCCAGAATCGACATGCCGATCCCGCCAGATGCTTCACCGGCTAAAAAGCCACCTGACATAGCCTGGCCCGCTCCGCCGCTGCTATAAGGGCTACCGTAACCATAGCCACCTTGTCCTGCCGCATAAGCCGCACCGGCCCCGCCAGCACCATAATAACCAGCACCACCACCATAGCTCGGCCCGACCCCGCCAAAGCCTGCGCCTGTGCTACCACCGCTAAACGGCGCATTTGGAGTCAATGGAACTTGGCTCGTCACGAACCCGCCTCCGCTTGTCGTAGTGCCTGGATAAATGCCTACGATCCGACCAGTACCCGCTCCCGGATAAGCACTGCCAGCAGCGGGATCAAAAACCGGTCCACCCGACACGGCTGGCATTGATGGTGCAACCGCCGCAATAATAGGCTGACCGTTCGCGCCGTACCCGATGATTGTGGCCGACGGCATACCACCAGTAGGAATGGAAAAATCGCCTCCAAAAGTGGCAATGTCCGTGCCGCCGATACTCATGCTCCCGAAATTCTGCGCGCCACCGCCATAATCTATTGGTGGCGCCAAGTTCATGCCTCCTGATGCCGCAATGCCGCCCAAATAAGGATCACCACCGAACCCAGCAATGTCAGCCCCGCCAACGTTCATGGTGCCGAAGTTCTGTGCGCCGCCCCAATCAACAGTACCGAAAGTTTCAGTTGCCCCGCCATCCCAAGTGGCGCTGGTTCCACCTGAGCCGCCCACCCCTGTCCACATATGGCCGGTTGAATCCCAACTGCCGCCTTCCCAGCCTTCTGGCGGTATATCAGGCGCAACCAAGCCTGCACCAACTACACCGCCGCCGGGATGGAAGCGTCTGCGCCGACTTCTATTGAGCATGGTCATGCCGCGCATTGCCCTAAGTTGTTCCGGCAAAAATTTAGTACGATCCATCGGCATCAGATGACGCGCCTGTTCCTGCGTAAACACGACTTCACCGGCCTCGGCAATGATCGGCACTTCGTTTGGTTTAAGCGCAACCCTGCCGCCAGTAGCAAATTGCTGAATCATTCCCCCGCTATGCAAAGTACCGGCGCCTGCACTACCAGCGCCAGCAAACATGCCAACCGAACCACCTGTCACTGAACCTGCCGCGCCAGCGGCCGCACTTCCTCCACCCCAAAACCCTAACGCTTTCTGCAACATTTCCACAACCAGCATCCGAATGATGATGCGCTCGATGTCTTTCAGGATTGAGATCGCCATGTCCTTGAAGCCCTGTGAAACCGATTTCGTTCCGTCGAGGATGTCGGCAAGATTCGTGCTGATGTCGTTCTCAAGCGCCTTGCCGATTTCTTCGGTGGCTTTCTCGACCTGCATGGCGAAGTTTCCCCACTCCTTTTGCAGGTTCATGATGCCGCCCTGAAACCCTTGGAACCACGTTGCCTGACCGCCCTTAATCAGCGTGTCGATGTTCTTTAGGTCAATCTCCATCTGGCGCATTTGCGCTATCGCCTGCGCCATCTTCGCTTGGTCCGGCGTAAGGCCAGGCATCAGGTCTTTCACGTTCTCAAGCGGATCAGCCATGCCGTGAATGGCCTTGGTTAAATCCTCGATTATCCGTTCATTCGTCTCAGCCGCGCTAGTCGAGTAAACCTGAACGTTTTTATAGTCTTCCCAGTACTTGACGATCTCTGCCGTATCGCTCTTTTGATCTTCAAGCTTTTTGTTCGTCCGCTCCACTCCTTGAATGAGATTGTCATTGGCGTAGGTAACGGCCTGAATCGCATGTTGCCAGCGCGCGTAGGCAGCAGCCATGCCGCCCACCGCACCGACTGCTTTTGCTGCATCTTCACCCGGAGTAACAATCTGCGGTGGCATTGTTGGGATTCCGCCCCCGCCTATGGCCGTGCCGCCGCCACCTCCAACACCCATCCCACCTGAAACATCAGGCCGAGTTTCCTTGACGTACTTTACAAACTTGTCCCAGATGTACTTCGGCCAGTCGTAAAAGATGTTTGTCATGAAATTCTTCCAGAGCGTCCAGTCTGCTTTCAATAATCCCTTGATCATTGCATCAGCCAGTTTCTCACCGAGATTACCGGCCTTGATGTCGTCACCGAGTTGCCTGATTATTTGAGCGATGGTGTTCCCCCACTCCTCAGCGACCGTCTTGCCACTAGCCATCTTCTCCGTAAACGTATTGATGAGCGGTGTAAGCGCGTCGATGATCGGCCTGCCAAGTTCCTCCTTGAACGCCAGCCATTGAGTGTTTAGCCGCGCAAGCGCTCCTTCAAAATCCTTTTGCCGTTTTGATATTGAATCGAAGGCGACGTTGCCTTCGGTGCCAATGTCGCGCATCGCCTGACTTACGATCTTGAGCCGGTCAACGTTCGATGCCTGCTGAATCCATTCCCGAATCTTGGCTGGATCGAAGCTGGCGTTGGTTTTCTGAATTTCCAACGTCATCTGCTGCATGAGCAGGAAGGTTTGCTGAGTCGGCCGGTAAATACGGCCAAACATGATCGACTCAAATGCATCGGCCATGCTGGTGACTGAAGTTTTGACCGCCGCCGCAGCCTCGGCCAGATGCTCAACGTAGCGCGTCGTGTTTTGCGCGTTTACACCCATGAACTGCAACTGAACGGCCGCGTTGGTCAGGTCTTCTAGCTTGAAGATGCCGCTTTGCGCCCAGAAATTCTTGATTTCTTCAAACTGCGCCAGTGCCATTTCAGCACTTTTGCTGAGTGCCACGAAAGTGGTCTGTAAGGTCTGAACCTGGGCCGCTTCCCTGATTGAATCTTTAAGCAATTCCCAGCCCTTGTGAACGGCCTCAAGAACGAGCGCGAGCGCGGCCAATGCCGCAACCACTGTGCCTACGATTGCAACTGCACCGCCCAGCCCGAGCTTTGCGCCCTCGGCTGCCCTACCCATCGCTTCCATCGCTAGCGCGCCGCGCTCAACCCTCTCCGCAGCCATAAACGCCGCGTCACCCAATGGACCAATGGCGCGAAGTAGCGTCTGCGCTGGTCCAAGCGCGTTTTGGATGCCGCTGGCAAATGTTCCCCATGATGTCGCTGCCGCCTGAACCTGCGCCTGATGCGCCGCCGGAATGGCTCCCTGCATCGCCTTAGCCATGTCCTGCGCGGCCTTGGTTACATCCTGAAACGCTTTTACAACTGCCGCCGCGCCCGCCTGCGCCTGCGCGGGGTTAATTGCTACGCCTACTGTAGCCGTGGTTGGCATTACTTTTCTCGACTCGCTCGGTCGCGCTCTAGATAATAGTCAATCAGCTCTCGATCAAGCGAAACCATGTAGTCGCAGAACTCAGCCGTCGTCAGAAACTCACTCACTCCGTAGATGCGGTAAAACGCCTCAATCTCACATAACGGCAGGGCGCATGGAATTGCCGCCATCGACTGCGGTCGGCTTGGCGAAAGCTGATAGAACCACGCCAAGACCAGCTCAAGATCGCGGGTTAGAAACGGTCGCTCATCAAGCAAGCGGTCAGCCGCCGCCGTTACGATTGGATCGTCAAAATTCTCGGATGCTACATCATCAAGATGCTTGTGACCGTACTTCAGCTGCCACTTCAGATAGTTTCTCAATTCCGCTTTTGTCATCCTCCTTCGGCAATTCCTCATCGCCGTCGCGGAAGTTGGACAAATCGTCTGAGATCGTAGTGACAAAGTTGGAGATCGCGCCAACGCTCAAGGCAAGCTCGGCATTATGAACGGTAAACTGCAAATCGCTCCCGTCCTCGGCCTGAACACCTTTCCAGCCTCTCAGGATCGTTCCAGCCATCGCTTTGCGGTTGGTCTCGGTGAAGTTCACTGTTGACCCGCGCCGACGCGCCAGGAACGACAGCTTGTTCTGCTTCTTCTGAAATTCATCCGAGTCGCCGTGGGCAATCAGAAATTCTACCGCAGGTTTGCCGTTCGCTGCCGGTGAAAACTCAAACCATTTCTCTTTCGTCTGCGCTCTTAGCTCGCTTAATTTCATATCTCATTTTCCTTCGTTGCAACCCTTGGATGATTTCATCCAAGGGTCTATGTGCGGGTGATAATCAGCTCGGCGTTGGTCACGGGATCGGCCAGCGCGCGAAGCTCCATCACTTCCGGCACGTCGGTCATGATGCCGGGCGTCTCAACGGTGATGGAAGCAAACTTTGCCTTGGGCAAATTGAAAGTGTAATTCCGCAAGCCGTCGCCAATCGCGAAAGAGAACGCCTGATACTGGTTGGCCACAAACGCATCGAACGCCAGACCGTCAGCGAAGAAGTTGCGAATCGTTACCGTGCAATCGAACGGCCCGCGCCCGAGATCGCTGGTTGTCAATGACTCAACATTGTCGCGGGTGCGCAGGTTGTTGTTGATGTTGACCACCAGTTCCGTCGCCACGACTCCGGCCATGTTCGGGTTCAGTTCAATCCCTGTCACGTTCGGGCCTGACGCCATGATCGGGACGGTGAGCGGCGGCACAATCGAGCCGGAAACAGTTGTGGCGCTTCGGGTCGGTTTCTGACCCATGAATCCAAATGTTCCAAGCGCACGTTTCTTGGCTGCGATGGTAAGCACAAGCGTATTGAAAACCATACCGCGATACTGAAAGAACTGGTTAACATCGAGATACCCTTTCTCAACCAGCCATGAGCGGTTGACGACGCCGTTGATTAGCTTGTTGCCAGCCGTGCGCGCCTTGATCGTGAATGAAAGCGCGGTTCCAGCCAGGATCGCCGCGTTGGAAAGAGTGACCGTCGTGGCATTGACAAACGTGGCGATAAAAGTGTTGGCCGGAATGTTCGCTACCGGAGCGACAAACCGTTTGCCAACATCACCTGTGGTAAATGCTGCCGTAGCAGAAGTGAAGGTGGTGCTATTTAGGACCGCCACGCCATCGGTAAAGGTAGCATCGCCGGTCGTGTCCCACGTTCCGCAGAGCAACGCTTCAAGGTAGGCATCGAATGACGCCGACATTTCAATGTCGAACCCGCCCTGCGCGTCGATGCCGGTCAGGATCAGGTCGGAGCGCATACGGTCGGGACGGATTTCCTCGCTCACTTCCGAGATGTTTCGGCCGACAAAGTTCTCCTTCAGGAATCGGACTTGCTGCATGATCGGAGTTGACGGGGTTTCTCCAAACACGCCTTCCTGTGAAATGGCAAGTCGTGCTCTACTAGATGCTGCTGGCATAGGTGTTTAGCTCCTTACTGGTTCGGGATTTAAGGCTATAACTGGCATCGCGCAAGAAAGAATTTTTATCATGGCGGGTTGGAGTCGGCCTCAAAATAGATTCGGCAACGCCACTGATCGTTCCCACTCAGGGTGTCGATCCCGATGTAACCGAGGTCGGCAACATGAAACCAAAGCCGGATGTTGGTCGGGCCAACCGTAATCATCAGGATCAGATTGTTGAAGATTGACTTGATATGGTCGGCGCAGTCATAGGCTGGCTTCGATCCCTGCGTGACTGGGATGAATATCTGAAACCACAAGAACGCCGTGACCCGCTCGTAGGTTGTGTCAACCGCCGCGTTCTCGGCCAGGATCGGTCGGATGCTCCAGCGCGTGTAGGTCGTGCCGGTTGATTCAAACGGAATGTTCTCCGCGACCTGCGGAATGGCGAAGCTGCCCCAGTTATTGACGATCTGCTGCGCGATGGTTTGACGGATCGTGTTCCAAGTTGCGGTCATGTCATGCTGGGAGCAGCCGCAGCAATGTAAGCGTCAATCTTGGATTCAATCAACTTTTCCGATATGGCAATGAAACCGTTCGGTGCCTGACGCGAGCTGCCTTCCTCAAGAAACTCAACGTATGGAACCGAGTTCGTGATGAACACAATTTCGGTGCCGTCAATGGATTTCAACACAGAAACATCAGGCGACGGCACGCCCATCTGTGCGCCGCGCTTCGGTCGTTCGGTCGGCTCAACGGTTGTGTCAGGCGCGCCTATTCCAATACGCCAATTAGCACGAGAGTAGCCAGTATCGACCGGGTTCCGGCTGGTCAATTCCGCGTATAAGTCCAGTGCAATCATGCGCGTAACGTCAGCCGGAATTTGCCCGGTCAGTTCAGCGTACTTATCCAAGTCCGCCGTGAATTGGTGTATGTCATCATCTGGCATTTACTGTCTCCTCAACTTGAGAACGTAGATCGCCGCCACCGGGTCTGGCTGGACGCTCCACACGTCCCACTTTTTGCCAGCAATGATCACGTTGTCGGTGTCGTCAATCTTCTGGGAGGTATAACCAGCCGCCTCAACATCTGCCTGCAAGATTATGACCGCGCCCATCCGGTACTGAGTTTCGGTGAGCTGCGCGGCGGTGTCGTTGTAAAACATTCCACGCACCGTAATCGGCGCGACCGGACTCGAGGCGCGGGTGTCGGTGATCGGGTCGTATGCGCCCGCTTCGGGCTGGATTTCAACCATGACCTGGCTGATTGCGTCCGGCGAAATGACATTGAACGCAACTGCTGCCGCGTTGCGGGCAATCTTTTGCAGCTGCATTTAGACCGTCCTCAGCACGCGGGCTGGACCTTCACCGTAGCGCGGCACGCCGAATGGTGAAAGAAGCCGCTGCACTTCGTCCGCAATCGGTTGAGTCCTGTTCCTCATCGAGTAATTGAATCTCATGGCAAGCGCACCCGAACCAAGGCTGATGTCGTCCAGCCCAACAGGATCCATTTGCGCCATGCGATCACTGACCAGCATGTAATAGGCTTGCAACGCATTGGCTTCCCTGATCGGCCATGGAATCTGATACTCCGACCAATACTCCGGCCCCCAATACAGCAGACGGCCACTCAGCGGGTTCCATCCGCCAGCTCGGTCACGCCGCGTAATGCCGTAGCGCGGGAACTGCAACTTCTGCGTGCCAGGGGTCATGGTATTGTCCGCGCCCGAGTTAGTCATCCAGCCGTCAAAAGTGTAGCCGTAGTCGATCACGCGGCAGGCGTTCGCTATCGCAACGCTCTGCACGTCTGGCGTCGCCGCGTTCCACGCCGCAGCGTTCAGCGTCATTGAGTGATAGGTGTTCGTGTCGGCCAGATTGATGTAGCAGTTGGCGTTCGGAACGCCGCTCCCGTCCTCGACAATCAGCGTTATCATTTGCGGCGCGGGTATTGGAGCGGCTGCTGGAGTAATGGTCGGCGTGTTCATGGCTTAGCGTTACCATTTTTTCCTTTCATTCCAAGGTAAACCGACAACGCGCCCACTATCGCACCGAGCACGGTCGTCAGCATGTCGGCAATTATTCCTGTCAGTTCAAACTTGTGCATCATCATCGCAATCCCCGCAGAGATCGAAATGATGGTAAGGGTAAGGCCGAGTGAGATTGATAAGATTATTGAAACAGTTCGTTCACCGGAAATATGGTCGAACCACATTTCCCAAAAACTCTTTTTCCTGTTCGGCTCTTTGTTCTCACTGTTCACGCCAATTCACATTCCCTCGATCACAACCAAAGTCGTCGTCTGGCTCGGAACAATGCAGTCAATTTCCAGAGTGTGCAGGGACGACGCGTCCAGCTTGAACACCGTATCTTGCGGGACATACATTCCGCCGTTCACCGCCGCTGGTTGGCCTTCGCCAAGCCAGACATCGCCGTTCAGCGGTTGAATCCGACACCAGCGCCTAGCTGGATTCGCGGCCAACGCAACGTCATTTGTCGTTCGGGCAGTTACAACCGCTGTCGTGACAACGCTGGCGACGTTCAGGTTCGGGGCGAGCGGCCCCGCCTGCATCAACTTCAGTTGCTTTTGCTCGGTCTGAGTAGAGCTGTCGCCCATCTCGGGCAAAAGCGTCTGGAAGACTACTTCAGCCATTTTATTATGTCGCTAATGGCTCAGGAGCATTGGGCGGAAGAGTGCCCCATTGCGCCTTGTAATTTTCAATCATCACCTTGAGCTGTTTCTGCTGCACATGGACCGCACTGTCGCCGACCTCGGGCAGAAGGGTTTTGAACAGCATTTCCTTGGTGTCCGCTGGCGGCGGCGGCTGGTCGGGCGGCTTGGCCATTTTTAGCCGCTGCAAGAGGCAATGGCGAACGAGATTTTCAGCGTCCCGTTCAACGCCGCCGATGCGTGCCGGTTGTAGAGTGTGACTGTGAACGAGCCAGCAGCAGGCGTGACCAGCTGAATGTCTGGGATTCCGGCGGTGTTACTACCTTGAGATAGACTCGCGCCGATCACGCAGTTCGCGGATGTCACCTTGTTGTTGGTAACGGTCAGCGTGTAGGTCGAACCGGCTACGGTGGCTAGCGATTCGGTCGTGATCGTGCCCGCGCTCGCGTTGAGCGTGGCCGCGCCCGACACTGCCGTGGCCGTGGCGTAATCCTGATACTTCGCCTGGCCGAAGCCAATCTCCGGAACAAGCAATAAAGCCGCCGATGCAAATAGCATCGCAGCCGTGATGATTCTGAGTTTCTTCATAATGTTTGGTTGGTGTGGGTTGTTAAGTTAAACTGCTCCTACGATTGAAACTGGCGCTTCGCCGACCCATGACGAGCCTTGCGGTAATGATTTTGTCGTAACAGTACCGGGTGGCGGCAGATAAGATCGGTGGGCGACCGGCACGGCGTTGCGCCGGTTGCGGTTGCGCTGCGACATGTTTTTGGCAAGCAGCTGACTTCTGGTCAAACTGGGGTTGCCGGGATGATTGGTTAGCCGGATGAAACCCGTGGGCGGCGGTTCGGGCCGTGGATATTTCACCGGCGGTTTAAGCGGCGATGGACCGCCTTTCTGCGGTAGATTACTTGCTGCCATAGTTTGTTTGCTTCATTGGCGGGACGGGATCGGTGACTTCCTGGTAAGGCGCGGTTTCTGTCTCACCGATTTCATAGCCGCCCTCGTCCGGCGTAGGGTTTCTCTGGCCAGGCTGTCTTGAGGTTTTTGCTGCCAGCGTCACAAAAGTCTTGGCGGAGTGGTTCGTGTCCATGCCAGTGACCGATTCCGGTTGGTTCATGCTGCAGTTGGCTGGATTCATGTCGTGCCTTTCGTTGGAATTTCCTGAGGGTTAAACCTTCCCAAGACGTCCTGCAACTGGTTTTGGCTCATGCGCTGGCCCTTCTTTAATTCCTGCTCGGCCTTCTTAGCTTCCAGCGCACGCGCTCTCATCTTCGCCAATACTTCCTTGGCATGGATGCGCTGTAACTCATTCTGATGCTTTTGCTCGGCGGCGTTGCGCGGTGCAAATATCTTAGGGTTGCGATGACGGCGCGATCTTTCCAGTCGCTCGATCGGATTGGGATTTGGAAAATTGCCGCTTCGTTCGCTGAAGTTCGGGCGTGTCATTCGGTAGCTCATAACTTTATTTAGGGATGGAGCGCGCGAACCAAAGATTGCCAGCTCGGATTCGCACGCCCCTTGGTGTTGGTGTTCTGCCTTACTTTTTCTTTGACGCTTGTTGTTCCTGTGCAGCCGCCTTCCGCTCGGCTACCTTCCCTTTCACTTTGCCAATGACCGTTTCATCGGTTTCAGCGGAGTCAGTCATGGCCGCTTCATACTCGGCCTTCTTTGCGTCTATAGCCGCCTGGGTTCTATCGGCGAGTCCTTTTTGGAGTTCTGCTTCAAGCTTCGGGTCAGCTGGTGCTGGTGCTGGTGTTGCCATAATAGCTTTTCTCCTTTCCTCAGCTAAGGATGACATTGTGACGGATCCTGACTATCCGAATGTTCTTCTGGAAATAGACAGGCGTCCAGTTGGACGAAGTGGCAAACTCCGCGTCCGTTGGTGAAAGTCCGGCCATTGCTGCGCCGAGCCATTTCACACCGCGAGGATGCAGAATGAACCGCCTTCGGTTAATCATAACGTTTTGTCCGGCCAGCGGCACGCGGGTAAATTCCGTCTGCCACGTTCCGAACCCGCCTTCCACTGGATTGTCAATCAGTGACGCACCCCACGCGAACGCGCCGCGTCCGAAGATGAACGTGTCATACCAAGCGTTGGTATTGACGCCCTGCGGCATGTTGTCATCGACAATCACTTCCAGTCCCTGAAAGACGGTGATGGTCTCACGCGCATCAGACACCGGGATGAAGTCGATCAAATCCTGCATTAGCAGGGATGACAAGACCACGGAGTGAACCGCCATCGCAACCAGCTTTCCGGCCGAATCGCCGAGCAGCTGCTTGGTGTTGATGAAGGATTTGCCGGTCAGCGTATTGGCCGCCGCGACCGTGCCAGCCGTGGAAACGTCTATGGCGTTAGTGGCCGTCACAGGGCCACCAGCAGCAAAGACGCCGTTTAGCTGGTTGATTAGTGTGTGCTCGTGGTCACGCGCCCAGTAGTCAGCGACAAGATCGCCGATCTCGGCCATTGGGTCCGCGCCAGAGAGATAACGAGCAAGATCGTTCGTGCTCCAAGCGTCGCCGCGATTGTTAATCACGCAGACGTCGGTTTGCGTTCCGATCTTCTTCGTCACCAGTGAAACGGTATCGCTCAAGACCTGCGACGAGCCAGTGATGTCCTTCCAGAACGGCATCTGTGCCGTTTGACCGCCGCCTGCGGCAATCTCATTGAATGCCGCGTCTGCCTCGATGATACCCGATTGAAAGAATGCCGTCAGCTCTGGCGTGCGTTCTACAACGTACGGAACAAAGATTGACGGCACGACCACATCCGAGACAAGCGTTTGCGCGCCGGCCAGAATCTTGCTGGCAAGTTCACGCGAACCGATTGCCCGTTTGCGGTTGCCGAGTCTGAGTGCTCGGCGAACGGTATCGAGTTTCAAGGTGTGTGTTTTCCTATGGTTGCGCTGGCAACCAGCTAACACCACCCGGAGTCAACGTTTGCCAGCAAATTTTTCTCTACTGGAAGCGTCGCTCACTGAGCGTCGGGCTATTTGCACTCCGGCCTGCCACTGTCAGACCATCCTGCTTTCACCACTGCAAGTCACTGACTTGCGCCTACAAGACGAACTTTTACGCCCGCCAAAAACTAATGCAACTAAAATTTCCTACGATCTTACGACCATCGAGTGGGTATGCTCGACATGCCCAAAGGCGTGGCCGATCTTTGTCGCGTGCCGCCTGTTGTGCGTGCTTTGGTTTTGCATACCCATGCCGCCGCCGCCTGAGTTGTCAGACCTGCGTTGCCCCGCTGCCGCTAGCTTTTGGAATCTTGTCTTGCCGTATTTTGCTCGACCCGCGTTGGCCGCCGCTCCCGGTGGAACACCGGCTGCGACCATAGCTGCGAATCGACCGCCGCTGCCTAATCTTGGTTGTGCCATGCGCGAGTTTTACTCTACGCTGGCAAAAGTCAAGCTGGTAGGTTATGGCTGCGCTGCGCCCGCAGGATTCGCTGGTGCGTGTCCTGCAAATGGCCTTCGGGCGGACTGTGATGAAGCGGACCGCTGCCAACATACGCTGGCAGCTTGCCGGGATTATCAAAGTGATGCTCCCGCGCCCAATCTTCACCCATCGAGCCGAACGCCCATCCTCGCTGCGCTTGTGATACGGCTGGCATTATTTTACCTCGGTACAACCCTTGGATGATTCCATCCAAGGGTTATTTAAGTCCTTGTTCATCAAGGGTTTGGACGCAGGGGTGAGAGTCGAACTCACTATCTCAACCTTATGAGGATTGCGACTTACCGTTTGTCCTCCCTGCATAAAGTTACACGACACCGCCCTGCGCGGTTCCGGTGGCGTTCGCGTTCGGCACGCCCGGATGTCCTGGCACGTCCGCGGGATCGGCTTCGGGTGGCGTTGCAGCCGCTTTCAAGTCGTCCAGCTTCTCGTTGATCTGGTCGCGGATGATGGAGATCTTCACCGTGTCGCCCTCGGCTTCATCCAAGTCAACGTTCACTTGTTCCAAGAACTCGATGATGTCTTCTGATGGCATATTGTGTTTATCTCCTTGTTATTGCAACTGACGCTGCTTTCCTAAATCTTACCGTGCCGATTTGGTGACCAGCCGCTGCCGCCAGCCGTTCGGCTCTCTGCGGGTCTTCCCTCATGATTTTTCCCTGCTTAGTCAAATCCCATTTGGGGTGAGGCATCCACGGGTTGTTCTGCTCATCAAACGCACCGGCGTTGCCGCGATGCTGGTCGCCCCCGCCACCGCCCGTTGAGCCTCTGAACAGATGCTTGGAATTGTTGGCTGTCTGCTTGATCCAAGCGATGATGGAAAGATCGTTGCCGTCGGCATCGGTATCAATCTGACCGTCAGGCTTCAACGCTCGCGCCTTGCCGTCAATCCACTTGAACTTGTTACGGGCGCGGTTCTTGATGTCCTCAACTGCGGTATCGAGCAAGCCATACTTCATCGCCTCGGCCACCGCCGCGTCCTCGATCATGATGCGGGCGAGCTGGTCAGCCAAACTTTGCTTTTCCGCTTCAACCGTGTCCAGCTTGGTCTTGTGCGCACCGCGCATCTGTTCGGTGCGGTCGGAGATCAGCTTGTCAATGTCGCCTTTCTTGAAAAGTTTCTCAGCCTTAAGATCCTCGCTTCGGCTATGCAAATCGGCAATGTCTTCAATACTAAGGCCAAGCTCTTTCAACCGATCTATGACCGGCTTGGCGGTTTTCCAGTTGTCGAGCGTGGCTTGGCTTTTGGTTCGCACTTCTTCCAGCCGCTCCTTTGGAATCCAGCCCTCGATGTCGGGCACGAACTTGTTGTCCGCTTCGCGCTTGCGGTAATGGGGTTTCAGATCGGCAGGCACATCAGCTTCATTATCGTAGATTTGCAGACTCATAGTGGCCGAAGCTTGGCGTCAGTTGCAAACGGCGTCAAGCGAAAGCGCGACGAGGAAAACAATAGAAGGAAAAAACCCCGCCGCGCTCGCCCTTTGGGACTTCCGCCACGTGAAGAAACGGAAGTAGCAAAAAATTGTTTAACCCTTCGGTGGCGAACCGCCCTGCGGACTGCCCACCTTTCGGGTCGGCTGACCGGTGTCGGGATGAACCGCTGGCGCGGGCCACTTCTGTTTGTCCGGCGTATTAAACGGAACGAGTCCGCCTTTGATCGGGTGTTGACCCTGCGGTGCGGTTCCGTCTGGACTCGTGAATCCGCCTGTTGTGTATCTGGATGCCATAATGTTTTGTTTCCTTTTTGACTGACCCTTGGACGTTTTCATCCAAGGGTCAGGATTTCGCCATTTCTATGCTTCTAACCGCGTTTCACCTTCTGTTGAAGTTCTTCCAAAGTCAACGGACGATTATCCTGCTTCGTCAGGTCGGTCAAACTAATTTTGCCAGCCCGCCAGAGATCAGCGATGCCTTGCCCAAGCAAGTCGTTCTGGAAAGCGTTGCTTTTGCCGTTCAACCATTGATCAAAGCTGACTGCATCCGCGCCTTCGCCGTCCATGGTTGCGCGAACACGGTCGAATTCCGTCTGCGCGGCTTCCGGCGATAACCCGCGCTCTTCCATAGCGGCCATGAATCGGTCTTCAAAGTCTTGTTGCGCTTGGTCGTCAAGTTGAGCGTGTTCCGTCACTACGGGAATTTGCGTTGACCGGCAGTTGAAGTGCGCCGTCGGGCCGGGGAAATCCTTGTTGTGACCAATTGGTTTGTAGGAGCCGAAGTCGTTGGATTTGCCGCTATCCGGCAATTCCCACATCAGACCGTCCAAGGCCATGCAGATCAGCGTCGTGCGATTGTCGAGCACGCTGACCCATTGAATGGCGTCCAGAACATCGGCGTTGTCGGCGAAAGTTGCCAGCCGCGTGGCGTTGGCTGCGCTCACGACCGATGTCCGTACCAACGCTTCGGCCTGGCTGCTGGACAAATCCATAATGCCGTCGGTGTAATCAGCCGATGCCGTGCCGCTCACGCGCTGCGCCAGCTCGTCCACCGTTTCGCCCTGACCCATGCCCATCCGCATCTCGCGCATGAACCGCGCTGCCAGCGATACGTCCTGCGTCGCCCACCACTCGGCAGGGAACGAGCCTTCTATCAACATGTTGTTGATAATCTCGGTCGCATCGCTTGGGCCAAGGCTGACCTCGATCAATGGCGCGACAAGATGTTTCTCGATCTCGTTGGCAATCTGATTGCTGGTTATCAGCACAACATCTTTCAAGTCATCGGTCGCAGTGATGTTGATCCTGTCGTAAGCATTTGATATAAGTTCCCGCGACTGGTTCAAAAGCGAGGCGAGCTGGGCTGGGTTAAGCTTGGCGGTTCGCACGGTGCGGTCGATCATGTTCAACAGCTTGGATTCAAGATCATCAAGCTCGGCCTGCACATCGCGGTTCAAGGTTGAGCTGAACCGAAACAAATCTATCAGATAGGAATTAACCTCATCCAGAAGCTTGGTTGAAAGATTGTCAGGCGGCTTGGCCACTGATTGCCCTAATTAACCAACGCAAACCTGTGCGTGTCATGCTAGTCAAGCGAAAGCTGCCAACGCCCATCTTGTAGTAATACGCGGGTCTTCCGCCACCGCGCGCATCCACGACCACGGTCCACGGCTTATAGCCATTGTCTCGCGCCCATCTGATCTTCCAGTTGAGCGACTCGGGATGCATGGTGATTTTGTCACCGCCAGCGACAATTGTTTTCACCTCAATGGCGTTGCGGCCAACCAAAACATCAAACGCCTCGTTTCGGGGGAAGCGACGCCCGCCCAAAGCTTTTGCAATCAGCGCCTCGCCCGCGAGCGCGATGCCGGTCTTAACTCTGCTTTGCGGGCTATGGCTGTCAAAAGCCCGATCCGTCCGGCTCATGGTTGAGTGGACTCAACCGATTGTTTCGCCGCCACCGATTGTTTAGTAAGTTGAGGGCCGGTCGGCGTCACGCCCGTTGGCGTGGGTTTGCCGCCTGATGCTCCAGCCAATTCCTTTTGACCGGGTTGAAGTTGAGATAACTTGTCGCCTGCACCCATGATTTTAAGAAACCGCGACTGACCACTCTCGATCAATGCTTGCTCGCCTTCCAGCGTCGTACCGGGCGCATAACATTCGCCTTCATCCAAGTTGTAAAACAACGTGTCGAAGCTGATGCCACCCGCGATGTAAGCGGCAACGAACTGCTGCACTTCCTGTCCGGTCAGCTTTACGCCGGTGAAATCGGTGTTGAGTTCAACGCTGGCCTCGGTTTCGCAGTCCTTCGGCGTAACCTTGTCGGGGTTCATCCACCAGTAAACCCATTGCATGACCAACGAGAGGCTTTGGGTCAGGCCGAGCGTGATTTTCATTAGCGCACTTGTCTCGGCCGTCTGGCGCAGCGCAACCGTTGCATACGCCTCAACGCCTGCCCCGCCGCCGCCGTAGCGCGAGTAAGATTGGGTCGCGAGCATCTTCGCGCCCAGTCGAGCCATTTCTTCCTTATCCGAATTAATCGCTTCAACCAAATGGTTCAAGCCGTTGCCGGTGAGCTCGAGATAGCCGACTTTTGCGTTCATCTCGCTCGTTCGCCAGACCGTGGTTGAGCCAAGGTAAATGTCGGGGCCTTTCATGCCATCGCCAAAACCAATGGCGTAAGGAGTCGGAACGCCGATGAAATGGATGGCGTTGCGGTAATCAGCGCTCGTCTGATACATGGCGATGTTGATTGCCGCCATGCCCTCCAGCGGAGGACGGGTGATGTCCCACTTCGGACCGTCCACGCCGTGCGGGATCGCGGGAATGTCGGGCAACGGAAAACCATTTCGGGTTGGAAAGGTTTGCTCAACAATTATGAACGCCTGCTGCGGAGTTCTGCCGCCGCCGGCCACGGGCGCGGGTCCAGTGCCGGTTAGCCGACCGCTACTCGGGCCAGGCATTGCGTGACCAGTTGCACCGGTTGCGGTGACGGTGGTCGCGCCTTCCTTTTGTAACCGGCGCCAAATCGACACCTGAACGTATGGCTGATCCTGGTCGTCAAACAACAACTCATACTCGCGCCACTGATGGTAAAGCTTGAGAGTGTATTTGTCGCCGGGCAGCTCGTCGCCGCCCACATCAATGTAATTATCCACCAGTTCGTGCAAGATGAGATGAGTCAGCCGCATCTTGCCGTTGACGCGGGAAACCTTCCAGTTAAGCACGTCCTCGGCCTCGTACTGAATGATGAACGACCGATCTTCATCCTCGTCATAGTCGATCAGCGTAACTATCCGGCCTTTGGCTATCACGGCCTTGGTCGTGTCCTTCATCTCGTCATACCACGACCGACCTGAAAGCGTTGAGTCGTTGAGAAACTGCTGCATCGAGTCATCGCTTGGCACGTTGAGGTCCTCGGGTGTTATGTCAGGATCCTTGCGAAAGATAAACCCGACCAGCGCCTCCACCGTCCGGCTCGTTCCCTCAAAGAACGTGGCGCGGTTTTTGTATTGGATATACTCAGCGTCGTTCTGCTTTGAAAGCTTCGGCAGATAGGCGATGCCCGAATCCTTGATTGCCCGCTCCCCGCCCATGATGTCGGTCATTCGCTTCCAGCTTTTCCAGGCGTAATCGTAGTCGGGCGTGGTCGAGTCAATAGGCATATTTAAGCAGCGCGGCGAAAGTCCACTGTGATGATTTCATGGATCGTAACTCGTTCAATAGCAGCGAAAACTTTTTGTTCAATCAGGAAAGCTTCAATCGCATTGGCCGTGGTCATGGTAAGCGGGCTGGCGTGGGCGCGCTCCATGGCCATGTGAATGGTGCAGTGATCGCTTTCATCGAGCTTGACCCACTTCACGCAATCGTCCCGGCGATCAATGGCGTGCATGATGTAGGTCGGGCAACGGTCTATCGTATCACCAAACATAGGTCAATCGGGTTGGTTCCGTTGCTCAACTCTACCCCGTCAATGTCTTTCAGCGACTCGCACATTGGGTCGGTTGGATTGTAAATCCGGCCGCGCTCGCTCACAACCCAATGTTGGCGATGGTTCTTGCGTTGGTGCGGCAGATGCACGTTCAGGATGGCTTTGCGATACCTTTGCCACCTGACCGGACTCATGACGACGCGCGACCGCAGCCCGAAGAACTTCAGGCCATGCGCGAGATCGGCGCAGTTGGTTTTGGCGTACTGCTCAGTCGCGATGATCGCGTCATCCAAGGTGCAGCCAGTTATCATTGCAACGCAAGCCTGGCCGCAAAGATCGGCGTAGTTGCCGTCGCGCAGGATTAGGATTTGCAGCGCAGTTGAATGGATCAGCTTTCGGACATCAGCCTTGCTTCGCGGCTGCAATACGTGCTTCATGGAATCGCCTCGCTTCATTGTCGCGGTTCATTTGCCTACATCGCATCGTTGCCGCTCTCGCGCCAGTTGCCATGAAAAAGGCTTCGGATGGAACGAAGTAAATCTTGCCGCCGAACATATTCATCACATCGACATACGGCTTGAGTTTCTCGGTGGTCATTCGGCCGGTGATGACTACTACGCTCTCGATGCCAAACTTTCGGCAGGCGTGAGTGAGCAGCAGCTTTTCTTCATGCAAAAAGGCTGGATGCTCGGCGTGAGCGCCGTCGATGCAAACGCTTGGAACATGCTTCGGGAATGCTCGCTCGATGACTTCTTCCGACCAGAATGTGTTGAAGTTAGGCAGAACGGAGAAACCGTTTGCCTGCGCGATGTGCGCGTAAAGATAGTTAAGCTCGATGTTGCGGACGCGCTTTTCCCACGGCTCGCCGAACCAGCACGAGGCGTCCATCTGAATAACGTCGCGGACGCCGTAACGCTTCAGCTTTTGCAAATGCCGGTTGAAGGTGAAAGGCGTGTAAGCGATTCGGTAATCCCACTCGTAGTAGCTCGCGAGAATCCGCGCCGCAGCAACGCCAGTGCGCCTGATCCGGAAGAATTGCGCGGGCGAGATTTGCGACGCCGAGGTGATAACGTGATGGCAGCCGTCCGGCAGAAACCCACGCTTTGTGCTGATTCGGCCTACGGGCGCGTCAATCCTGACCAGCTGATTGTTCAGCTTCGGGATTTTGGCAAGGTCGATTTCCCACTTTGCGAGGCGGATTCTTTGTATTGGTTCAATCCACGCTTCGGATCTATCTTGGCTTTTGGATGGAATATGTGATGGCACTTAGGACACTCTACGATGTTATGGTTGACCGGGTCGAGTTCGCTCACTTCATCCCGGCTGAAAGTGCGCTCGTCATCGGTTGAGGTTTTGCCCGCCTCGGGCGTGGGCGGCAGTTCCCATTCCTCAAAGCCCCACTCTAGCAACTCGGTGATCTCAAAATGGTCGGCCAGCTCGTCGAAGTCCCATTCGCCCGTGTTCTTGTTCAGCCGAATGTTCAGCTCGCGCTCGCGCTCAAGGTCAAGCGAGACTTCAACCGTCGGCACCTGCTTCAACCCTACCGCTTTGGCGATGTGCAGCCGGTGATTGCCGCCCACAACGATGTCTTTGCGCTTCGGGTGAATGTTAACAATGATCGGGTCAACCAGCCCGAAGCGATCAATAGATTCTTTCAGGTGCTCATACTGGCGGCTGGTCATTTGGCGAGGATTGTATTCCGAAATCTTCAACTCGTCCGTGTTACGCCAGATTATCTTTAACTGCGCTGATGTTTTCATATTCTTAGTTTGGTTCCGTTCAACCGGAACTGGAAGCCCAACTCTTGCATCTTAGCAAGGATAATCTGGTGCGGCACGTTCACGCTTTCGGTTGTGTAAACGCCGGGAACGGTGATGCCGCGGTTCCTGACGGCGATGGCAATCTCGCAGCCAGGAAACGCCGTGTCCACGTTGCAACCATACTGCTCATAGCCTTTGATCGGCGGCACCAAACATTCCATCAGGTAATGCGGCGAGTCGTTCTTGCCCCAAGTTTCAACCCAAAGCACTTCGCTCTCTTTGTAACAGCGCGGAACCTCGATCTGTTTGCAAACTGCGGTGATGAAATCGCAGGGATGGATTTTGACATCGCCTATGTCGGCCACCATGTCGATTGGCTTGTTGCGGTGCATCCCGACCTTGATAAGCGCGAGAATCACGTCCAGGCTGTGTTGCGGAAATCCGGCGTAAAACTTCACGTTCGGCACGCCGAAGTAATGGTGATGCGTCCACGGTTCGGGGTGAGGGATTGCGTAAACCCGCTGCTTGCCAATGAGCGGGAAATCTCGCTCAAAGGAATCGCTCAATGGCTTGATCTTCCTAATCCGGCCATTGACCATGATTTCCGGCTGTTGCGACAGCTCATACATCACAACGAACAAAAAGAAAGGCGGCACGAAGTCCGCCTTGTTTGAATCCCACGCAAAGCCGGTTTCAACCCGCTCCACGCCGTGAAGAAATTCGCTGAAGTAAAGCCACTGCATCATCAGTCCGCCGATGCCAGGCACCGATCCGCAGCCAATGATTGCGGTCAAACCCGCCTTGTTGAACTCATTGTTCCGCCGCAACCGTTTCCGTGTATCTTTCAGGCTGCACCCGAAGTCGATGTGGTGGACGCGGCGCAGTAAGCAGGCATCGAATACATTGTCATTGTAAAAGTCGTCCGCGCAGTTGACCACAACCGTTCCTGCTCCGGCGACGGCAATGGTGTCGGTGATCTCATTGGTGTAGCGATGGTCGCAGTATCTGAAAGCGGCTCCGTGATCGGAATAATCCGCCAGTTCTTTCGCCACGGCATCACGGTAGACATCGCTGACCAGTACGCTGTAGCCAGCTTTCAGCAAATAGCGCGTGCAAAGCACGCCGATCTGTCCATCAGCTCCAAGCACGCAAAAGTCGTAGGTCACCGGCCTCTCCTGCTCGGGTAAAATACTCTGCCCTTATAGAAAACCTTGCCTGATGACAGCTTGTCGAACTTGCGGTAATCGCACAGCAACTCTTCGCCGATGTTGATGTCACGGTTGGCAACGGTTGCGCCTTCCGATTCGCCGTTCATATCGACATCATCCGTGTTCGGCTCGGGCGAATGGTTCATGTAAATGCTGTCATCATTCGACCAAACAAATCGACCATGCTGCCGCGACAAATAACAATACCGCTTCAAGTGGCGGCGCTGCTCCTTGGGCATGAGAAGGAAATGCCGTTTGTCAAAGTATCGGTCGCCAGTTTTCTCGTTGAACCGCCAAATCACCGTTCCCCGCTTGATGAACTGATCGGCAAACAACCCGCGCCCATGGATTGAGCTTTGCTTGACCGCGGCTTTAACCAGTAACATAACCGGCCAAAGCAAACTCATGCTCCCACGGAAACAATTCGGCATTTATTTCCGCGCGCGGCGGAAGCGGGTTTAGATGAAGATATGGCGGTAATCCGGTCTTGTTGCGGGTTGACCAGTCCGAGCCGCTTGAAAGTTGAGGCGATTCCATGACCCGGCCTAGCCGCATTGCCCGCTCCTCAACCCAGTTCAGCTGCCGTATTATCTGAGGCTTGAAAGATTCAGGCGGCGGCGGCAGCCGGTCGTAAAGACCAATGTTTGGAACCGGCCTGCCCTCAAAGTGAAGCCGGGCGGCCACGCCCTTGCACGTTACGCAAACATGAGTGCTGAGCGCAGAGGTGACGCAACGGTCAGGCTCGGTCTTGTTGCCGCAAGCCATGCCATAGCTGTTCGGATTGTGATTAACTTTGGCCTGCAAATGAACCCAGCCATCGTCCGCTCTAGCCCAGCGAAAGTTCAGCGAGGAAATGCGATGCTCTTGATGGAAGGTTAATCGTCGCCAGCCGTTATCCTCGCAATGCCACCAAAAGCCTGACCCTTGGATGGTTTCATCCAAGGGTGGCGGCGGCGGAACAATCTCGCTCATGGCTTCTCAATCGGTTGCCAGTGAGTGACGGCGCGGTATTTGCCGCGGCTCAAGTGGTCAACCTTCTGCCAGTGGGCGAATCCCCACGCCGGACCGCCAACGCCATCCCAATAAACATAAACCTGGTCGCCCATTTCCGGCTGCGCGTCGCCTTGGGTCGGCAACTGTTTTGCTACATCTATCCATTTGTTTGTAATCATAGGGTTACGCTTCGCCTAAACTTTTCTGCATGTGCTTGTGGCAGCAAAACCGATTGAACTCAAGATTGGTTTCAAACCATTTGCCGCAGTGCAGGCATTTGCGCTCATAAGTATCCCGCGAGTAGGTGTAATAGCCGGGATTCGCGTCCTCAAACGTGATGTCGGTCGGAAGCAGAGTTTTTCTTCTTCTGTGGTTTAGCTCTGCGTTTCTTTTTGCTGATAGACTCATGTTGTATGTATTTCTCAGGCTGAGTTTGTTGTAATTCGCGCACCACGTCCAGCCCACTCCGTGCTGCGCTTTGAAATGGTGTAAGAAACGGCGTCATCCGAATCACACTCATCGCTTGTAGAATCTGACGAGCGAAGTCGGCGCGACATAAAACCGCTGCTGCCCGATCTCGTAGCGATGGTCGGTTTTCACTTCAACACGCCAATGGCGAAAGGTCACGCCATGCAAAACGCCAAGATGTTTCCAATCCGCGCTGACTACGATGAACGCATACGGCTTTTGCTCGGCGTAATCCCACCGATGTTTGGCGCACACGATGAACTTCTGGCCGAACGGCCAGTCGGCGTGGCCGGAGAAAGTTACGCCAAGCTTCTTGCCTTCAAGCCGCTCCCGCTTTCCGCCAAGCATGATAAAGATATCGCCATCGTCTGAGAATCGCTTGTAGTCGGCGTGGGTTGGCGCGTAGCGCGTGTTGGACTTGACACAGTCGTAGCCAAGCTCAGTCAACCAATCAACAATGAAGTCTATCGCCGATTTGCTTGCCTCAAGATGCGTAATGAATCGGGCGTGATCCCGCTCGTCTGCCGTGCTCATATATTCTCATTGCTTTCATCCTAACCTTTTGCCGCAGTAGGGACAATTGGTAAGTTTCTTCCACTCGGGTTTGTGCAGCTTCAGCACATGCTCCGCGTAATGCTGCAACTCGCGGTGGGTCATTATTTGATGGAGGGATTTCAGTTCACATTGCTTCAGATGCTGCATGAACACTTCATCCCTCATTCGTTCTGACATCGGTCAAAGCCTCGGACTCGCAAGGCTTTGGTCAATGCCGGTTTCAGTTCGGTAAAGAAAATCTCAGGCAGCTGGCGAATCCGGTCGTGGCGCTCGATTGTTAGCGTGGTCGCTTTCAGCGCGTCGGCCCGTTGCTCGTCAGTGAGGTTGGTGAACGCCGTGCCAACGGCCTGATGCAGCCGCGCCATGTAGGCATTGTCAACGTGGACCAGCTCGCCCCACAATTCGGTCGGAAACTCGGCCAGGTAGCGGACGCAGAGATCGACGTGCTTGATAATGTCGGCCCGCTGATGGTTGTCGGCAATGACTCGGCGAAACATCTCCAACCGCTCCGGCGTCATCTCGCTACCCTGCGGGTCGGTAACGTGCTCGCGCTTCGGTACGCCGCAAACCGCGCACGGCGGGTCGATGCCGATCAGCACTTCCCCCGCATGGTCAGGCTGGTAGCCGGTGCATTTGCTTTCCTGCGGCAAATCGCTCGCGACAAATTCTGAAGCAATTTCGGGTTGAAGGTTTTGCCTGATAGAAGGTTCTGCTGGCGACCGGCTTAAGCAGGCTAGGAGCTTATTTCCCGCATTTTTAAGCCAGGTGCCGATGATAATGATGAGCGAGGTCATTCTTCTTTGAGGCAATTGGCAATGCCTTTTCGGAACAGGTCGATAAGTTCCTGCTTGGTTGCTTCGGTCAAGGCCTGCGTGACGAGATCGTCATAGACTTCCTTGTTTTCAATTCTGGCGTTGAGCAAGGCTTGCACGTTCTCGTTATGTCCGGCAATGAGCATCTCGAGCGAGTTGGCGGTTTGTTTGGATCGTTCTTTCATAAGCGTTTGTTACCACCAGCGGTAGAAGTTTTCCAGCCTGCGTTCGCTCAAAGGCTGATCGTCGTTCTGCAAGTCGTGCGGCCAGTAAATTGCTGGTTGCGGTTTATAAACAATCCAGCTATAAACCGACTTCATGCTACACCAAATTCTATTAGTGGCGGCTTTCATCATGGTCTTGCTTGCGGCGATTGGAGTCTCTATTCCTCGCATCAGCTTGGGTTGGGCGGGGCTTGCTTTGTTCATTCTTGATTTTCTGCTTCATTGACGATTTTACAATGATTCGCCACGCTTCGTAAAAGGCGCAGGCTGCTCCGCGTGCGTATTCGGCGTCAACAAGATATTCATGCTCACGCTCGTTGTTCAGCGTTGCTGCGGCCATCAGCCTGAACCTTGCCGCAGTCGCGGCGTTTTCCAAAGACGCGGCCAGCAACCGCTTGCGGATCAGGCGATATTCGTAGGCCCGGATTACCCGGATTTCATTTCGTAGTTTCATTCTTCTTCTGGTTCTATTGGTTCGCACACATCGTCTTGGGTGTAAGCCGTGTGCAAGATTACATCTCTAAACCTTTTCAGCTTGGCTTCGCGGCAGACATGGCAGACGTAGCAGAGGAAGATTCCCCGCCCGTCATATTCCGGCCACCGATCGGTACCGCATTGGTGATTTCGCAGATCTTCGTTTTTCATGGTCATGCTTCGTTATACCGTCGTTATACCGTCGTCGTTCCTTCGCGCCAGGATCGCGCTAGATTCGTTTTTATATATCAGGTGCAACCGACACCGCACCCCGACACCTAGGACGATTCTAGCGCGATTTCACAATTCCTGTAAGTTTAGCTCCATTTGCCGCATCTTGGCGCATGAGACGAATGGTTTGTCCTGCTTCGGCCAGTAATGCGGGAACATGGCGCCGGTCATGGTCGGCCAGCTCGCCCACGTTTCCATTGAAAGCGAGTTGCCGTGCGTGACTATGCCGGGTGCGCCGCACAAGGTCAGCTGAATGTAGGCCATCTGGCAGCAATGCCGGTCAATGTCGGTCGCCTCAAACCACCAATTTACCGGATGATAGTTCAGCCGCCGCAATTCTTCTGCCATTGCAATCAGCATCGCCCCGCCGCCGACGCATGGCTCGCCCACGGTGAAACGATGATCAGCGGTCGGCTTGCGGTTCTGCACCGTCATCTTGACCATTGCGGTGCACAGATGTTTCGGCGTCCAGTACTGGCAGGCCCAATGATTAGTTACACTGAGCGCCGCCGCCACGTCGCCAAGGAAATCATGATAATCTTTTTCCAAGGCGTTAGTTACCATGCCAAGGCACTCTGAGAAGAGGCTGGCCTTCTCGCGCTTATACTTCCTGATTGTTCGCATATACTCGGCCTCGATCTCGTCATTGATTTTTCCCGTGACCAGCCTGTGCGCCGGCTGGTAAAGCGCGGCGTGGGCGAGGGTCAGGAAATCCTCAAACAGATGATAGAACTGAACCGAGTAAGGTTCTACGCTGCGGAGTTTCTTGTAAAACTCATGCTGCTCGGGAGTTTTGAAGTCCCGCGATGTGAAGTCGCTCATTCATTCTTTCGCTTTCGGTGTTAGCTGCGCCGTCAGGCGAGCAAGATCGGTTTCCGACTTCGTTCGCTCAGCAGACTCGGTTTGCAGCAGGCTAGTGCAGCCTTTCAATCTGAATTTCAGATCTGCAATCTCAGCTTTGGCTTCGTCGAGTTGCTTCTGCAAATGCGAAGCCCACTTGTTAGCAAACTCCAGCTGATTTACCAGCCATTCTCTTGTGATTAGTTTTTCTATGTCGCTCATGTTTTCATTACTTCATTGTTACTTGAAATCCCATCGCCCGCAGCGCCGAGTAACCGATTATCTTCGGCACGGCGTCGCGCTTGAATGAGACATGCTCGTTTGCTGCGGCGATAATGAGCTTGCTGACCTCATCTATGACCGCAGAATCATTCGCCACCTTTCTCACGTTGGCGATAAATCTTTCTTGCAGGCGGGCCATGGCGTCTTCCTGCCACAGCACCGCGCCGTTGGGCAACACTTCCTTGATCGCCGCGCTTTCAGTGACTGCGCGGACAACCAACTCCGAGAACTTCTCCCGTTTCATCCGATACCCTTGGATGAAAACGTCCAAGGGTTACCAGCGTCCTGCTGTGCGACGCTTGAACTCGGCGTGCCATGACATGACGGCTGGCGTCTGGCCACCGCCATCCAGTACGCCCGCGAATTGCCGGAGCAATTCTTCGCTTGGCGCAAACGGGTCGCCCTCGTACTTGACCGCTTCCTTTGCCGGTTGATCTACAGGTTGATCTACACCTGACGCTTCATCTGCATGTTCTTTCTTTGCCATAATGCCGCGACTATAACCGCAGATCAGGCTGGCTCAAGCTTGCCAAATTCCCCAAAGTATTTTTCCGCCGCTTTTTGGTATGCTTCACCGGCTGCTTCCTGCGTGGGAAATGTCCCAAGTTCAACACCTTTACCATTTACGTTAATGCGAGCACGATATTTGCCATGCCGAAACGCGGTGATGCCTTTACGATCAAACCGTCGCTTTCGCCGCCCGCGCTGATGCCGAACACTTTCAAGTGGAGAACAAAGCCGCAGATTGCTTTGTCTATTGTCCAGCGTGTCAAAGTTAATGTGGTCAACGTATTGACCTTTCTTTGCGCCAGTGACTTCGCGGTGCATGTAAACTGACCGATACCGTTTTTCAGCTTTCATCCACTGAACACGATAACCCATCACCGCCCCACTTCGACTGACCAAAGCGCACCATTTATGCTTACATAGTCGGTCGTAGTCCTTGTCATCAACGATTGCTGCAAAGCCGCGTGTTAAAGGAATCGCTTTCATGCTGGTTCTAACTTGTATGTCTTTCCATCAACGACTGCTGGTTTTCCGGGAAAAAGCTCGTAGAAATAAATCAGGCTGTCGTCGCCGACATTGTATTCGATCTCCGGATTCACGATCTCAGCCAGACAATAGGCTGCTTCACCGGTCTTATCGTCGGGACCGATGTCGCCCACCACCGCCGCGTGCCTGACGCCACTAACTAGATTGGTAAGCCGCGCCTGACAACCCATCACCACCGGCGAAACGCCAGAGCGAATCTGCGGCGGGATCACGACGTACTTGTCCGCGTCGGCGTTCAGGTAATCGCCGCCGTTATAGTAGGCGGTCTGCGCCTGATGATGCGGATCGCCGTGAGGCGGACCGCTCCCGTCGTTGCACACGTCGAGATTGGACGTGAAACAGATGTAGTCGTTCTTCGGCGTGGTATAGATGGTGACGCCGCCGATTTCCAGTAACGGTTTCAAATGACTAAAGCGATGATATTTCATATTCCGTAAACTCTGCCTCTCTGAACAACGTGTTTTCTGCGCGAAAGTCCATAGGTAACTGAATCGAAGGCGTGGTCCTCAGCCAAAGAATCAACGTCCTCGGGATTGTGCGGGTCAACCGGCAGCGCCTTGATCGTTCGGATGAAGTTGTGGCAGTTTGGGAAGACCTGCAATCCGGGTAGCGGATTACCAGCCTTATCATTTACCTCATTCGGGTTTGGCGACAGCAGCCGGTGCGTCAACTGCACCCGCATCACTCGCGAGTCTTTGCCTTTCTCGACCGGACGCCAGTTGCACCCGCGCTCGTTCATGGTCGACGCCCTGCTCGGCTTGCCCGTGCCGGTGTCGCTGAACGCCGCGCTATCCATTTCGCCGTCCAGCGGATCATCATTGGCTTCAACCAGCCCGTCACCCCAGTCCCGCATGATCGACCGGTCAATCCGCTGAATCTCAGCCGCAGCGTGCTCCGGCAATAGCCCTGCTTTGTAAAGCTCGGCAATGAGATAGAACGTGCCGGTGTCAGGGTTGCGCGTAATCCAGTGGACCGACAACGGTGAAGCGTAGCCATCATCACCACCGCGCCAGATGTCCCAAGACGCGGGGATCGGAAATGAATGCTTGCCGTTCTGCCCGACAATATGCCGGTTGTCGCGCCATTTGTCGGTGAACATCGCGCCTGCGACATGATCCCAGTCGCCTTCCTTCATCGCCAAGATAAGCGCAGGATCGCCCAACCCTTCCAAACGGTTCATGTATTCGGGGTCGTTCGCCATCCCAATCGGGTTATCCTCGGCGCGGGCAGGAATGAACTGGCGAACCATTCCGCCTTCGCTAACCGGCGCGAGCCACACTTCAAACTGCGCCGACGCGCTCGGCCGTTTCCCGAACTCTTCGGCTGGCATCCACGTCTGTTTGACCCAGTGATGGCCGACCCCGCCTGGATTGGTCGCGCAAAGGATTCGCGGGAACATGAACCGGTATTGGTCAGGCACCACAAAGTTGCCGAGCCGGACTCGGTGACGCAGAAATCGATACATTACTTCTTGGAAGTGCGTCAGCTCGTCCATCAAGAGGAAATGGATCTCCGTGCCTTGGTAGTTGGCTAGGTCGCTTTCGTGATGCATGTGGCGCAGAAAAATGTTGCTCCCGTTCCAGAACCTGATGTCGCGGCTGTCCACAATCCGGCATTGCCGCTTGTTCATCGCATCAGCCAGCATCACCCGAAAGCTGGTCGGCCCCTCCATGTGATTGCTCATCAGGTCGGGGTACTGGCGCCGGAACAAATAGCATTGCAGCCCCTTGATGATGCCGCACCAATGTATTGAAGCGGCGCGAAGCAGGTAGGATTTGCCGCCATAAACCGCACCGCCATACAAACACTCGGTCGCTTCGGTCAGACAGGCTTGTGTCTGCCGTGGTTGCATCTCGAGCTGCGGCCAGTCGCTATGCTCCGTCGCTGCCGTCTGTTCCGTCTGCTCCATCGCTTTTTTGTTTCAGTTTCTTCTGTTCCTTCTTCGCCTGAATCTCGCGAGCCTTCACCAGCCGTTCGCGCGGGAACGTAAGCGCCTCGGTCAGCGTTTTGCCGCCGGTATTAAACACCCAAACCATCCGCATCCCGCCACTGCCGTCCGGCTCGGGCGCACCGAACATTGATTCCCTCGGGTATAGGCCAAGCAGACGCGCCTTCCGATCTTCCAAATGGTCGATGCGGTCAAGGTAGCGGCCACGCTCGGCGTATAGCGCGTAGTCGCCGTAACGCTTACTCTTGGTGATGTTCGCGCCGGTTATATTCTTGTTGCGGTCGAAGAATTGAGTCTGCGTTTCCGACTGCTCTTTTGATCGGGCCAACGACTCCTCAATCTCAGCGATATGGTTCCTGCAATCCCATATCAAGCGATTGATTCTCGCGATCTGGCGCGCAACCAGTTCGTCGCGAGCGTAAAGCTGAGTCGCACGATACCGGCCGATAACGACCTTGTAATCATCACGGATTTGATCGACGCCTATCGTTGGCTGACCGTTGGCGTAACAGCCGCCCTCATACGACAGCTTGATCTGCGACTCAATCTCTTCAAAGGTCAAGTCGTTGTGAGCGCCCTGCGCGACAATCGAGCGGTCTTTCTCCTTCTCGATCTCAGTACGCTTCTGACCGCGCTTCTTGCCTTTTTTCTCGCTGTCGTTGTCCATATTGGTCTGAAAACTCAATGTGAACCCGCGCACCGCCCGCCTTGCCAATGGCATGAAACATCACTTGGACCGCAAGTCGCAGGTCGCGCGGAATATCTTGGTCGATGGTCAGGATGTGAGTGTTAACCTTTTTCTTCTGCCTGATCCTGATCTCGTTCCAGCCCATTAGGGCGAACACGTCGCGGATTAATCCGACCATTTCGCGCGAGTCCCAGTTCCCGTTCGGCTTGAATGGCGCAATCGGAAACCGTACGCCCGGGCGTTTCTCCGGCGCGTGCAGGGTAGCCACAATTCGCAGGCCAAAATAATGGCCGAACTCGCGGCAAATCCGGCTAATGGCCGACATGTTCTGAGCCGCGCTACCCACCACCAGCTGAACGTCCGACTCGCGCACTTCCATCCCGACTTCCATGATCGTCCCGCAGGTTACGATTTGAATCCGCAAATCCTTCGGCCAATGAATGATCCCGCCCACCAACCGGCGCACGATGCTTTCCACCAAGGCTTCGGGCTTTTCTGCTTCTCCATCTTTCATTTGTTCATCACCTCGTTCCGCGACTGCTACGCCAGCGGCGGTGATGGCGCAAGGTAAAATCAGCGCACCGGCTCCCAGTACGCCTCCGTTACCTTGATCGTTTTGTCGAACAAATTGCAGGCGCGGATTTTGCTCCGCTGAATCAACCCGCGCTGCTTTAACTCGTAAACGGTTTCAGAAGCCTCCACGCGGGAAAGATTCAGCTCGTCCGAGATTTCCTGAATTGTGACTGCGTGATGATCAATCAGCAGCATGACCGCCTTTTGCCGTTGCTCGTTCATCGGCCCATCCCAAGTGGCGCATCCCTGCGCGCCGGTTCAGGATGCTTCAACCCAAGCGGATCGTCATCTTCCTTGCTCCACGGCCACTTCGCCCGCAGCTTCGACTTGGGCGTTGCCGATGGCGCAGGCGTTGGCGTCGGGCTATCCCACTTGAGTATGATCGTCCGCTTCCTGCGCGTTGGACTTGGCGACGGCGTAGGCGTTGGTGACGGCGACGACTTCGCCTTCGTGCCAACATTGAATCCTTCGCTGTCCCGCATCGGCGTCAGGTCGAGCTTGTCCGATACCATCAGACCGTCATCGGTGATAATGGTGTGCCGTTCATTGTCCGGCGTTGGTTTGGGCGTTGGCCGTTTTTCCGGCGGCACCCAGCCCGGTTCATCCCTGCCTTTCAGTTCAGGCAGCGGCGTAGGCTCGCTGAACGGTTCAACCGCGTCCTGCTGAAACAATTCCTTAAACGGCTGCCTTCGCACATCGTCCGGGTTGTTGGTCAAAACATGATTTTCGGTGTGAACTTCAACTGTCTGCGCACCCGCGCCTAGTCCTATCAAGGTCATCAAGACCATTATCAGAAGCAGCCTTTCCGCTGCTGTGTTTATTGTTGTCATACTTTCCTTTCTTTGTTTTTGTTTACTAACTGCCCCCCAACCCTTGGACGTTTTCATCCAAGGGTTCCCAACTGCAAAAGGTCGCAGTACTCGTCCATGCGCCTGATGAGGCCATCAATCATCGCATCGTCTATCTCGTCACGCTCCAGCCGGCGCCGCAGCATCTTCAGGTTGTATTGCATGGTGAATAAGATCGGCTTCTGGCGCGCTCCACGACGGTCAACCACGGTGAATAATGCCTCAATAACTCGCTCCGTGTTCTTGTTCTTGCCAAGGTCGTCGAGGAATAAAACTTCCGGTTCAACCATCATCTTGAAGAAATCGCGCTCGCGTCCGTCGCGGAACGCCGCGCTCGCCTGCGACCCGAACTCGGTCGAGTCAAACGTCTTCATGCTGACGCCGTCCAGATAGAATCTTTTCAACATCATGTAGGCGAGCCGCGTCTTGCCGATGCCAGTCGGACCGACAATTCGCAGCCCTCGCTCACAGATAGGATGGGAGATCACCCGTTTTATCATTACAATCGGTGCCCGCAGTTTCCTGACGTTCGTGTTCCGGTAAAGCTTTGGGCAAAACGCCAGCCACGCCGGATTCTCATTAGCCTCCGAAGACATAATCACCTCCTCTTTTTGTTTTTGCATATCGCCTGTGATACCAGAGCCACGCGACCCTGTTGCCCGTCTCGATGGCGTCCTCGCGCGACGCCGAAGCGCACTCAAAGGTGTGAACACGTTTCTTCTTCGGCTCAACCACTTCCACCCGCCACATTCCGGCGTCGATGTCCACCGCCCGAACTTTCCAGCCGAGCGGCGGTCTGTCGCCAAATAAAAGCGGCCTGACATGCGAAACCCGCTCATCAGAATTTCCTCGCGCAATCTCCGGCGTGGTTAACGGGCGAATCTTGCCGAAGAACCCGAAATCACTTTGCCTTAATTGCTTAACCTTTTTCTTTTTCATAATCTCATATTGCGTTCGTTAAACTCAGCCTCGCGCACGCGCTACGCGCAGTGTGTTAATCACACTTGGGGTGTGTTAACACGCTTAACGTGTAATGTTCAGAAAGGTACTCTTTGAACAATTCCACGCTTGGGGTGTAAACACACTGTTAGGTACTGTAAGATAGTTATATATCTCTTTCTTTTAATTACACTGTAAGTGTAATCCTTGAAGTGCGCGCGCCCGCGCGTGTGCGCGATGCGCGTGCGCGTCATCTTCGCGCGCGCGCGATCTTCTATACTATCGTATAGAAGACGGTTTTTCGGCTGGCATGACGACGATCTTTGCTTTGTCGCTATCCCAACATAACTGTTGGACCCGCACGCTCCACGTTTTGCGTTTCCCGCGCGGCCCGCCCTTCGACCACGACCAAATCTCAAACAGGGCGTCGGCGTTGAGCCAGCGTTTCAAGCGCGGTTCGGCCAAGGCTTTCCGCAAGTGCGCGGCGTGGCCGCTGCCAGCGCAAGCCTGAATCCCCATAATCTTGCTGCCGTGAATCCAGATGATGTCGATACAGCCAAACACGTCTACCGTGATATGATGAAACGGAATCCGCTTCTCCACGATTTGCACGACCGCTTCCTTGCCGTCGATTTCGCGGATGCGTTTCATGGTGCGTTGGGTTGGTGACATGTTGCCTCCTTCCCTTGGTTTCTTTGCACCCTCCGGGTTGAACGTTGGGTGACTTTTGCTTTTTTATGCTGCTATGCTGCTATTTTTTCAGGTTCCAATTCCCTGATCTTCACCGTTTTTCCATGGTGTCGCGCGTATTCCATCCGAACGCGCCATGCCATTATTTCAGTCCGAGAAATAGCGACTTGCGCCAAAGCGGTCTCGGGATTGACTGTTCCGTTTTCCAGCTTTTCAGTAAGCCGGCTGTTAGCTTCACTAATTTCAGTAGCACTCATTCATTTGTCCTTTCATTGTTTTATTCTTATTTTGTAAGGCTCTGAGCAGCCTTATTTCGCTGCGTTTTAATTCCACAATCTCAGGTGGAAATTCGTTTCTCTTTAAGCGAAAACCCAGCTTCGCGTTCAATAAATTACGGATATAGAAGTCACTAAGTTCGGCGCGAAATTTTTTGTTGCGCTTTAACTCATCTATTTTTTTTCTGACATCCCTTTTGTTGCATTGCCGACCACAGAAAATCTGAAACGGAAACTTGGTTTCAAATTTTTTCCGGCAATAACTACACCTTCGCTGGTAACGTGGCCTCATTGCCGCAACCCTGTCGTTGCGATCTTTTCTCTGGCATTTCTTGGAACAAAACTGCTGGTCGTTCCTGTTTGAAGCATTAAAGAATTGGAAGCACCCCAGGCAGATTTTACCTTGCCGAGCGATAGCTCGCCGACTCCCGCGCCTCTGGCCTGACAGGGTTGCGTAGGTTCTTGGAATTTTCATCATAGTTGTATTTTCCTTTGCGATATGACCGAGAGTAGCAGGTGTTTCATTTGCGCCCTTGGAAGAATCTCGATTTTTTGGTGGCACGGACCGCAACAGAGACAGACAATCCACAGCTCCTCTTCCGCAAGAAACCTTCGCTTGTCGTAATGGGCGAATCCGAGGGCGTTATCGCGCCAGCAGCCGGTAAACCTGAGTTCGCAGGACGTAATGCCTGCGCGCTCAAACCGCTGCTTTAGAACGGCGCGAATGTTCGCCCATCGGATTGTTTTCTTGCCTGCCCGAAGCGGAGAATACCGTCTCACGCTTCCTTGAACCTGAATGATGGGACGAGCCACGGGCGTCGCTCCTTGTAAACAATCAGCTTGCCCATTCTCAGTTCCATCATCTCTTTGCCGCGCAGCTTGCCATACTTCTCAAGCATGGCCGCTTCCAAGTTGGCCGGTGACATTTTCATTGCCGCAGCAACGACATCTTCTCCGAACAACTTCTGCGCCAAAGCGATTGCCCGATCCTCGCTTGACCAACTACGCTGCGACGACTCATGTAATTTCCAGCCTTTGATCGCATTCGGGTCTTTCAGTGCGACATCGACATATTGGTTGAGGTAGTGCTCGGCCATGTCCTGCAAGTCTTTCAACTCGCGAACATGCTGGCCGCGCTCATCCGGTGTGCGCTCGATGATGTCGGTGTAACCGCGATCTTTGACCGCCTGTATGTTCGCGCTGGCTCTGGCCAGTAGCCATTGCTTGCGCTCAAGGCACGAATGCCTGACCCCACACCAACGACACTGAATGTCGCCGGGCGTCAGCGGCTGATCCTTCTGTTGAATCAGCGCGACGTGCCCGCGTATCGTCTGCACCATGAGCGCGGCTTGCTCCGAAGTGAACTCGGTCACTTCGTAAAGCGAGTCAGGATGATGCGGATGAACCAGCGCGGCGATGAACCGCTTCCGTTCGCCCAGCGCGACGTAGAGGGACGCCACCTGCGCTTTCACCTGCCAGTTGATGTCGATCGGAACCAGCTCGCCGAACCCCGTCTTGTAGTCGATCATCATTGCCTCGTCCTTGGTTTCCAGAACGCGGTCGTGCTGAACGCTCCAAAGCGGATTGAACTTGTCGTCAATGTCGAACAGGCGCGGCATCAGCATTTGGGAATGGCGCTTATTCCATTCCTTGTCCAATGTCGGTTCCCAGTAAGAGACAGCGTGTTCAAAGCTGTATTTCTCGACCAGCTTGCCTTCGGCGTACATGCAGCTTGAGGCTGTTGTTGCGTCCGAAGGAACCAGCTCCGACAAGTCCGACTTGGCTAACGCCGCGTGGATCCTTTCACCGCGCATTTGTTCCGGCGTGCTTTCACGTTCCGGAACACCCTGTTCCGCTTCCCATTTGCCCAGACAGCGGAAATAGGAATCGAACCCGCTTCCGCTCGGTAGATATGCTGCTAACTCGCCATGGTTCGGCTTAGTAAGGGTTGCTATCGTCTTCTTTGCCCCACGGTTTTTCGTAGTCATCAATCTGATCTCCCAACTCTTCCAAGGCCAAGCAGACCGCAGCGTCCAGCAGGACGTCCGCTTCCGAGTATTTGCCTTTGTATTTGGTCGGCTCCCATTTGTTCACGTACCACGCCAGAGACCGAGTCTCCAAGTCTTCCAGCATCACGCCCTTGTTTTTGCCAAAGTGAACCGGCACTTCGCCCCACTTGTCGTAGCCCAGTCGCTTCAAGATTTTCTTTGGCGGCTCGGCCGTTAGTGGTTCGCGTTTGCCTGCGTCCTGGCTCTGATCTTCTTCCGCGACCCGGCGCGTGACTTCGCGCTTCACTTCGCGGCTTTCCTTCTTCACGCCTTTCTTCGGCTTCTCGGCATCTTCCCACGACGCAATCAGTTTCTTGGGCAGGGCCAGCAGCCGCGAAACCGTGGACGGAATCAGGTCTTCCAATTCCTCGGCCGACTCGTCTGCCATCTTGCCCTTGATCGCGCACTGGACGATGAACTCTTCGGGTATCTTTTCCTCAACCGACCATCGCCGCAGCGCTAGCACATTATCTTTTGCATCGGCGTCCGCGCCACTCTTGCGTTCGTGCAAGGCATAATCGCGGGTTGGCCGGTGCGCAGGCTCTCGGGCCTTGGGATGACCAGCGCCAGCATCGGTCTGTTCGTCCGCTTCGGCATCTCTGCCTTCCGAAATGAACAGAAACTTCGACAGAGCCGACTTGTGCGCGCCGGTAATGGCCTTTGCCATCGCCTTGTCGCCTGAATCCATGCCCTGACCGCCGCTCCCGATCTGAAGTTCATCACCGCTGTCGATGTCTATGAACTTGTGGTTCGTGGTCAGCGTGACCAGCGTGTCCATGTTTTTGCGCTGCACCTGCCTGATGTCGCAGGTCACAATGTTCATTGTGTAAAGCAGCTCATGCTTGACCAAGAGTGGTCGCAACTCGCCTACGATCTGTTCTTCGGAGAAGTAGTCATAGTTCTGATGCTCATTGTGACCAGCCTTTTCCATCTTAGGCATCCCCCTGAACAAGTCCGCCAGCTTGCCTAGCAGGGCGGCTTTATTGTTTTCGCTTCTCATTATTCGTCACCTCCGATCACTCGGCCGGTTGGCGTTACTCGCATGGTCACGCGACGCTCGGCTATTAAGACGTCGAAGCCGTTTTGTTTGGCTTCCTTCTTAGCCCGAGTAATTGCCACCTTTCGGTCGTCCGTAGAGGCAAATTCCTCGGCGAACTGGATTAATTGGTATATTCGTTCACTCATTGTGTGTTTCCTTTCTTTAGACCCTTGGATGGAATCATCCAAGGGTTATGTTGTCGCCTCAACTTTGAGGCCGTCCAGATATTCTCTGAGCGCAATCTCCTGGACATAGTATCGCGCTCTTTGTGTTTTTCCGCTTCGCTGATGCGGAATTTCTCCACGTTTCACCGCCGCCCGAATCGAGGTTTCAGGTATCGCCGGATATTCCTTGCGAACCTTCTCCATCGCTTCATTGAGCGGGATGAATGGTATTTGTGGCCCTCCTGTCCTACTCATACTCATTGTTTTATTCTCCTGCTATCGCGACACGCTGCGCCCGTCGCCAGACGAGCGAGGCCTGCCGTTTGTTCAGACCGCTAGTAACCGCGTCCATGGCTGCGGTTTTACCGCGATTCCATAGGACGACGAGTTCATTCGCCATTCTTTCCAGCTTCTCCGGCAGCGCCACCTTGGTCGAGATTGACGAGGGTGGAATCCGCGAGGGTTCCGCTTGGTCATTCGACGGAGCGGGTGGCTCGGCAACCGGCTTCGGGGCTGGCTTAATTGTTGGTTTCTTTGTTGGTTTCTTTGGTTGTGTTTTTACTTTGCTTTTCTTTTGCTTCTTTTTCATAGGTTTTTGATACTATTTTTGTTGGCTGGAATTGCTTCCAGTGCGTTCCTTTTCTGAGTTCAAGCGTGACGATGGAACTGTCGTAACGCAGGGGCATGAGCAGACCTTCGCCGCCTTCAAACTTGAAGGGCATCGGATCTGTCACGCCGTATGCTGACAGGCTGAACCGCACCAGCGGCAACTGAATTACCAGCCGGATATAGTAGCCATCGAACTTCCGGTGCTCGATCAGCGTGCATTCTCTGGCATCTGGATTGAGCACCTTCTTTTTCGGCAACGCGGGCAGCGTGACATAGTTTCCCTTGGCGGGATAACTGTCGAACACGTAGGCCGCGTTTGGCGGCGGCACAGTTCTGACAACTGGCGGATATGCCGCGAGTTTGGGAACCCGCACCACTATCCGGCCATCGCTTGCGTATGTGTATTGCCCTTGCGTCCACGGGTCACGCAGCGCCGGGCGCTTAACGTCTATGCCGCAGAACTTTCTTAACAGTTGTAAGTCCATAAGGCTCATAGCTAAATGTTCATTGAGCCAAGCAGCTTCAACTCCCGTTTGCCTTCCTCGGTCAGTTTCCCGTCCGCAAGCAGCAGCATGGGCTTCACCACGTAGCCGCTTGCCTTTAGCTCAACCGGCTCCGTGTAGATTGCGTAGGTTTTCTTTTGCCCGAGCGTTGTCCAGTAGGAATAGACCCGCTTATACTCTGGGTCGTCTGGATAATGACCGCCACTCTCAAGCACCTGACGGATGATGTTTGGTGAATCTATGGTCGCCATTTTTATTCGCCTCCCGTCTTGATGAAATAGTCAATCCTGTCCGCCGCCGCCTTTGCCTTATCTTTTGGCGCTAGGGCGTTCCGGTAGCGGCTCGCAAACTCTTGCGGCCAACACCGAAGGTAGCAAAGGTTGCTCATCATGCTTTGGTTGATGTCGAACGCATCAGCCATGAGATACTGAATGCTCCGCTCATCAGTCAGGCAGTTTTTGCAGGCTTCCGCCAGCGTTTCCTTCGGTTCGTAACGGATTCTGTAGCCGTGACCGGCAATACAGGCCGCCGTCCCGCATGGCGACGAGTCTCGCCATGTGAACCAGTCATTCATATCGAATGACCCCGGTTCGGCCAGGATCCTTTCCTTGACTGATGTTAATAGTTCTATGTTCATTACTTCTTTCCTTTCTTGTTTTTGTTATCTGCAACTGCCATCAGAATACATCCAGCAATAAACCCCGCCGTGCCATGAACACGCACCGCGGCCGGTCGCGCTGCTCATAGTTCCGTCGTTGCACATTGCGCCAATCCGATAGGCGTACTGCGCCCAGCTTTCAGGCGCTACGCTTAGACCGGCGAGCAAGATGCCGACTGCCGTTAGTATTGATGTGATCGTTCTTTTCATGTTTTTGTTTTTTACCTTTCTTAGAATCTCAATGCGTCATCCAGCTCGCCGTCATTGAGCAATGTTATGCGGCTGATCTTCTCCCTTACTCGGTCGCAGGCGTGTTCCTCAATCGTATTAGCCGCGAACACGATCTTCTGGATGCTCCTCGCGCCGCCAGCCCTGTGGCAGCGGCCAAGTGCCTGTTTCAAGTCCTGCCCGCTGAATGTCGGGCAAATTAGTGCAAGCCGCATCGGTCCGTTGGCCTTGCCATGCAAGCCGATGCCGACGCCGCCTGCGCGGATGTTGGCAACAATGAAGTCGGCCTTGTTCCTGTTGAACTCATCCTGAACCTGCTGCCGATGCTCGTCTGATTGACCGCCGTGAATGACATACGGCGTCTCCAACTTCTGCGACAATTCAACGAGCGATTGTTCAAAGTTGACGAAGACGACAACCTTCATTCCTTCAGCCACTCCGTCCTGCGCCATCTGCACTAAGGTCGGTATTTTTAGCAACTCGGTCATTTGCCGCGCCCGCAGCTGCTCGGTCAGGATGTTTGTTCGCCAATCCTGTTCCATCCGCGCCCGAAGCTTGGCAATGGCCGCGTTCATTTCCTTGTAGATGCGGTTGATCTCATCCGTTGCGCCGTTGATCTGGTAGGCGTCGGCGATGATCTGCGTCTCAGGAAACCGATCTCCTAACTCGCTGATCCGTATGCGCGAGCCGTGCATCGGGAATATCTGCCGGTGAATCCGTGTTAGCGAATCTCGCCCACCAACGAACTCATAACCCCACCGCGCTTTCTCAACGCCGTGGTCAAAGCACCAGCCCCAAAACATTTCGGGTTTCTTGAACAGTTTGGTCAGCGTTCCAACAAACTTCATGTGAAGCGGGTTGTCCGCTGCCGTGGCCGACATCGCAATCGCCTTGTAGCCCTGACTGATCGCCGCCAGACCCATCGCGCAATTTTGCGTCTTGTAATCTTTCAGTTTGTGGCACTCGTCAAAGGCCAGCAGATATTCCGATAACGGATAAGCTTTGGTGTTCCAGGCAAACGTCCATTTTGTCCGCTTGCCTTTGCTCACCTGCTTCCATTGCGCAAGTTCGGTGTTGCCGGTGCGAACCATCTCGTAGTTGATTGCTTCCAGCTGGACGCCGAGAAGCTTGGCTACTCGATTCCACGGAATGATCGTCGCCTTAGGCACAAGGGCGAGCATCCGCATGTTGAACACATACGCGGCCGCGAGCGCGACGTAGGTCTTGCCCGTGCCGGTGTCGCTCGCGTCAAGCGCGTCACCGCTCGCGTCGAGCGAGGCAATGATTCGCTTCAGGTGCGGAACCTGATAGCTGGTGTCCTGCCCGGCCTTCTTGCCGAGCTCGACCAGCCTGGCCGAGATTTCATCAAACCGTTTCTGTAGCGCTGGCCGCAGTTCAGGCTCGTAGTTCTCGGTGTGGATTTCCTGCCGATCATATTCCTCATATTGCTTTCGCTTCTTCTCGATCTCTTCGGCTGGCACTTCGCTCCACTTGGAGAGAGTCCAGACGTTGCCAAACTTGCTGATCGAGTAACCGGCTGCTTTTAGCCGGCCACTGCTCCACTCCGCCCAAAACCCTTCGGACTCTGGCGACTTGTATTCGTAGCTGACTTCCCAGTTCTCGACGATGCGCGGACCGCCGCGAGTGTTTACCCGCTTCGGTTCCGACCACTTCACTTTCTCCACATCAAACGGAACGGCTGGCGCAACTTTGACCGAATCCGCTTTCTCCTGCTCAATAAGCTGGTTGAGGATTGACCGAATCTTCTCAACCGTCTCTTCGCCAAGCTGCCGCTCATACTTGATTAGCATGGACGACGCCGCCTTCAGCTGCTTGGGCGAGAGCGTGGACTGTAACGCCAGCTGTTTGCCGAAGACTGTGTCCGCGCCGTTGAACCCCACATCATCTTCCGCGACCGCTCCGTCGCAGACCCGCGAGAGTCTGCGGAGCGCATCTAGAACGACCAGCTGATGTGACATTTTCGCTGCTGGTATGCGATATTGTTCCGTTTTCAATGCGTCACCCCCGCTAACCATTGTGCGGCAAGTATCGTAGCCATCCCTAAGACGACTCCGATGAGCACTCCTAGCACAACCGCTTCCGCTCTTGTTATTCTCATTACTCATTCCTTCCTTTTTTTATCGCTTGGGCCTCATTGCCCGCGAACCAAAGCGCCGCCAGAGTTATCCCCGACGGCGCTCGACATTCGCAGACTTCTGCGTGAATGCTTACCTGCGCTTGCGGGCAAGTCGTTTGGCCTTGGCCGCTTTTCTCACACCTAGCAATGATTTCACTATTGCTATGACCTGACGGTATTGAGTCGGTGAGAATGACTCTATGAACCGCTGCCACTTCCGCTTGACGACTTCTTTGAAGTCAACCGGCTTGGCTGGCTTGGCTCGGGTTTTGCCGGGCTTGCTCGACTTGATCTGACGGGCTTTCTTGGCCGCTGCCGAAAGCTTTGCTTTTCCGGCAATGACCTTCTCGGCCTCGTCAGGGTCGTGCTCAACCACGTCCATGGCGGCTCGCGCTTTGTGCTCGCTCGACTTTGCTTCCCTTGCAATCGCTTCGCGAGGCAGTTCGCCGCTCCCTTTCTTGCCGCTCTTCATCCTGGCGCTAGCAGCTTTGCTCAGATCGCCAGCACGAAGCTTGGCGACCAAGGTGATCCGCTGATCGTCGGTAAGATGGCGACGGTTAATGTTACTGGAGATAATGAATCCAATGGGATCCTTCCCTTTGTATTCCTCGCGAGGGCATTTAACCTTCAGCTCCTCACACGCAGCCATGCGGTTGCGGCCATCCAGCAACTGACCTTTATGGAAGATGACCGGAAACCTCACACCGTTCTCTTTGATGTCGCGCTTGAGTTCATTGAACTCTTCTCGCCCCATCCACGGGAATAGCTCCGAGGCCGGATGCACTTCGTATTCAGTTTTTGATTTAGCCATTTTCTCTTTCTGTTCCAGCTGGTTTGGGTTGAAGCGGTAAGCGGATCAACTGGACTCCGCGACCGCTTATTCTGACATGCTATCAGGCCAGTTTGAACCCTTGGATGATTTCATCCAAGGGTATCCTTACTGCCATGTAATGCGGGACAATCACTCGCTAAATGAAACTGCTCCGCATTGACTTCGGTGATCGCCGACGACTCGTACATTCCGTGCTTCACTGGCAAGCGAAACCGGAACGGCATTGTCTTCCAAGTCTGACACCGACCGCTTGGACGACAGATTACGAACTTTTCCGTGCGTCCGCCGCGTGGTCCGACCGTGACCTTGCACGACCTGACGACCTCGCAATGGATATCCTCGCGGATAGATCTATTACCCAACGCCATTGCTTGTTCTTTGGTAATCATTTCTCGGTGCCAGCGGCGCGCTGCCCTTCTTTTTCCATCCATTCAGCGTAACCAGTGACTCGCGGCATGAATATGCCGCTGTTAATGCCCCACCTAAGCACGCCGCTAATGTCGTGGCTCAGATTTGACAGGATTGTTGCCACGCCAACCTGCTGGTTGATTCCAAACGTGATGTACGCCTCGCAATCAGCGAGGAACTTTTTGTATTGCTCTTCCATTTTTGTTTTCCTTTCTCTGTTTCCTTCCGATTAGTTGAGTTCGTCCATCGCGGACGCTTCTATCTGATCTGCGACTACGACCGTGCCGAGTTCCTGAGAGTTGGCGTAAATGCCAACTGTCAGCGAAAAGCCGAAGAAGCTTTTCTGGTAACGGTGACCGCTTTTCTCGGTTGGTTCGACCTGATCTTCTTGCGCTTCAAACTCGACCTCAGGATCGGTTTTGCGCGCTTCCTGCATTTTGCCAACGATTGAGCTTGGAATATCCACTTCACTGTTGAAGGTGAACTCCTTCATCTCATCGCCGCAGCACTCCGAGTTGCGGAGAATCCGCACTTCAGCCGCGACCGTGGCGCAGTTGAGATCGCAACCGGCTTCGGTGCCTTGAATCTCAACCTCGTTGACTTCTGGCTCCTGCATCTCAAGCGAGCAGAACTTATTGCAACTTGGGCACAGTGCTGCACTCATGCTGTCCTTTCTTCACCGACTTTGCCCTTGATTGTCTGGTTGAGTGTTGCTATCGGCCGACCGGCCATCATGCAACACAGCAACGCAGGATTTAACTGCCGCATCGCCAACTCAGCGACCGTGTTCGCGCCCAACACGAAGGCGTGTTGAAGCTTGATTGCGGTCTTGCTGTTTGGACTGATGTCATTTGCCTCCAAATAATCATTGAAGACTTTCACTAATGTTACTACGTCATTATCCATTTGTTTTTTCTTTCTACGCCTCTTATTCCTGAGGCAGTTTGTAGTTTATCTTTTCTCTGTCTGTGAACCTTTGATCGCTCCACACCAGCCCAACCAACTTGGAAGTCTGGTCGTGTTGCAACTCGATCTCCCCTGATCGACTGACTTTCGCCTCGCCAATGTCAGCATTGCTGACTTTGTAAAGGCGAACCTGCTTTGGTTTTTGTTCCTCTGGCATCAGGTCGCGCAGTATCGTCAGCGCCCACGCGGGCGTGGAACTCGCGACCCATAACCGTCCACAAATTGCCACGAACTGCACCGGCACACGATGCCAGTGGTAAAGCGCGGACAACTCGGTGTAAACCTTCTCGGGAGACCCTTGGACGTTTCCATCCAAGGGTTCTCCCAACTCCAATGCTCGCTTCTTCGCTAGGCTCATTTGGCTTTGTCTGCCGCTTCCTGTTCCCGCCAGGACTTTTCCTCGGCGGCGTTGGTGACGGCCGTTTCGTAGCCACCCTTGTGCGCTCCCTCAATTAGCTCGATAACGGCTTTATGCGCCTTCTCGTAGGCTTTGGTGTTGTAGGCCGATGTTTTCCTGCCCTGCGCTGTCTCGATCAACTTGACCAACGGCCACAACGCAACGTCGATTTCTTCGCACATCGTTTCGTATGCGATGTCTTCTGGACGATTGCCGGGAATGTCGCTCACGCGACAGCCTGGCGGTAAGTCCCATCCGAATATACTTCTACTCATTTTGTTTTTTTCCTTTCTTGATTTGCTGACCATATCTTGGCGGATAGGACTTGCCCACCCGCGTGACCGCCGTGGGTTTGTCCGGCTGCCAGTACTTGATAATGTTGTCCGGATTGTCGGGGTTTTGACCTCG